GGGGCGCACAGAAGGAATCGACGGGGGGTAGGCTTTTGGGGATGGGGTGCAAAGAGGAGTTGCTATGAAACTGAGAGGATCGGGTGAGCAGAACTGCCTGTGATGGCGTGGGGCGGACCCGTCGTGCCTCAGGGGGGGCCGGGGGTACCCCAGTGGCATGGGCTGGTCCCCAGCAAGTGGCCGGGGCCGTGGCGCAGGCCCAACGGGTGCCGGTGCCAGCGCTGATGGCCGCTGCGTCGACCGGGCGCAGCCATAGCACCAAGCGCTGCATGGTTGCCGGGGAGCGCGCCGCAAGAAACAGGGCAGGGGTAGGGGCACAAATTATTTTGTGTTAGCCGGTGCCGGTCTTGTCAGAGAGCAAGCGAGCCAGCCGCTCTTCCAGTTCTGTGCGGATGGTTTCGGCATCGCGGGCATCCTCAGTCACCAGCCTGTCTTGGAACAGCGAGCCGCCTTGATCCGCTAACTTTCCGATTAGTTCAAGCGCGCGGACCCTTGATGCACTGTTGCTGTCTGCACCTTTGCCAAGGGCTTCGACTTCGAGCCTAGATATAATGAACTCTAAGCGAGAGTGCGCGCAGAGCAGTGCATGTTCATCTTTCTGCGTTTCCAGCGCCTGTCGCCTACTCCTAACCTTATCCTGCGAAGCCAACAAGCTAGCCTTAGTCCACACAGTCTGGTCTGTCATGTTCCCGGTATTGTAGTTCGCCCGGTATGCATCGCTCAGGGACATAGGCTTGCCGTTTTCATCACGGCTCATTAGTGACCTTACAAAGCCAGCTTGCTTGGCGGTTAGCGGCACGTCCCGCTGCGCGACCAAAGACCCATCGACCAGTACCAAGTGGGGTTTCTTCTTTGTCATGTCTTAGTCCCTCTCATTTATGTGATATACGTTCTCTTAGCCCCAGCCAATCCTATTGGTCTGTAACTCTCCCCATCAATGGGGATACATCCGCGCCCTTAAAGCCCCGCAAGCCACTTGCTCTGCGCCGGTCCCTGCCAACTGGTATGCATCAAGTCTCAGGCCCCTAAGGTTTCTTATGTCTCCCTCTTACACTGAAGCGTTCCCTGAGTGCAATCACTGCGTGCTTGCTAACGCCGGGCGTGATCATGGGGAACTATCCGACACAACCGGGACATAACATGTATGCCCGAATCTGTCACATGCCAAAATCGGTCACCCATTCCCGTCCCATCGACACTGCCTTGCGACAGTGACATCGCCAACCATCCATCTGCGATTGCAGGGGAGCAATCCATGCCAAGTCGGTCATTATCCTGTGGCTGCCTCAACACAGCCCAACTGACCCATTTAACCCCTAATTCACCCTATCTAAGCACCTTACAGAAGTCGAATGCCTCTGTGAGGCTCTAGGAAGCTCACTGGTGAGCATTAGTTTTTTCTGATAGGAAGGTAGCCGAGCATACCGGCATGGCACCTCAGTGACGCTTACAAGGAACGTTTTTTCGGGCCACTTGTTGGGGAGTGCATATTTGTCACACAGTATACTTAATCGTCGCTAGGTAGCTTGTATTCAACCCTAAGCGTCACTATGTCCCTTATGTCATCTTCTTGTTACGGTGACCGGCTCGCGACCGCATTCACAACGCGACCCCCGGGCGACCAAGGTGTCGCATAGGCGGGCGAAGTCAGGCGCTAGACGTGCTGACCGCTCTGACCCCGCACCCGCGATGCCCCTAAGAAGTTCGCGCCCGTGGGAGAACCCCAACCCGTCTGTCGGAATGTGCGTGTCGCAAAATGGAAAAAGCCCCATTCGGGGTACCTGAAAATATAGGTTCTTGTGACAAAAGATGACAAAGCCAGAAAGGTGGAAGCATTACACGCAGTGGGTAAGAAAGGACTACGCTGACCTGTTGGTCAGCGCATCCTTAAGTGCATTCATAGTGGTGCATTTAATGATGCGTTGAGCGCATCTGAGAGAGAGAGCAAATGAAAAATCTTATTTCGATGGCAGACCTACCCGATGTTATTCGGACTTCCCATCGTATCCAAATCGATACGCCTGAAGAGGGACAGCCCCTATACGTTCGAGGCCCCATCGGCGTCGGTAAGAGCCAATGCCCAAAGCAAGTTGCCGAGGAAGACGGCACCTATTGCAAAATTGTTAACTTGGCCGACTACCAGCCCAGCGAGATCTCTGGTTGGGTCACACAGGTAGGCGACCAGATGGCGCAACTTAAACCAAGTTGGTTCGTCGACATTCTTCGCGAGGCTGACAAGGGCCGCGCATCAATTCTGGTTCTTGAGGAATTTGGATTGTGTGATCAGGACCAACAGCGCGCCGCTGCTAAAATAGTATGCGACCGCACGGTTGCTGGGGAGCAACTGCCTCCCAACTGCCTCATCGTAGCCAACGGAAACCGACGCGAGGATCGAGTCGGAATTAGGGCAATGCCAGAGCATCTTGTGAGCCGGTTCAGCCATGTCGACGTTGAGGCTGAACTTGAACCGACCCTTGCTCACTTTGCCAAAATAGGCGTCGACCCAATCGTCAGCGGATACTTGGCGTTCTCAAAAGACTCGCTTCACCGGCATCAGCCTGATGGAACGCCGTTCCCATCTCCCCGGTCGTGGGTCGCGGTTAGCCGCATCCTCAAAGCTGGCGCGTCAAAGACAATCGAAAGTGTCTTGATCGCTGGGAGGATCGGCGTTGAAGAAGCAGCCAAGTTTATCGGCTTCCAAAATTTGGCACACTCACTGACAGTGCCGTCGAAAGTTTTCGCGTCACCCGACACTGCGCCGGTCCCCACTACCGACGATGGCGACCCAGCTATGGACGGTTGCTTTGCGATGGTCTCCGCATTGGTTGCGGCGGTCTCGACAAAGACGGCCAGCGCCTTGGGCGTTTATCTCAAGCGCTTGCCGGTCGAGCTTCACCCTGTCGCAGGGGCTGCGCTCAAGCTGCGCAACGAGGGCCTAAAGGCGGAGGGCAAGCCTCAAATAAAATCCGCTGAGATCGCTGATATCTATGTCGGAACTCAGCAGGTTCTAGCTGAGGACGATTAGCACCTTGAAGAGGGTGTATGAATGGTACACCAAGCGCCCGGGGTTCATCCCCGGGCGCTGCGTATCGGGCTAGCTGCCCGGCTGACGATTCCAACTACGGATGAAACGCTCACACAGGAGAATCACAAAATGGCTAATGACATCTATGCTAAGAACGGCTTGCTTGTCGGCCTAAGCGCGAAGTGCTTGGGCTGGGAACGCAAGGATGATCACATCACCCGGGCCGTGCAAGAGCAGCACGGCGTCGGTGACGACGCTGGCGGGTGGCGCAAATGGCTGTTGCCAAAGTCACTCGTTCATGGGCCTCAAGAAATTGTCCGCAAGGCGCGCACCATTCACGAGCGCCTCACGGTTGCGTGGGGCACAAAAGGAATGCGCTACCTTCCGCTGGAACACTTCGATGTGTACACCGAAAGGTTCGAGAAACTCAAAGGCGAGTTTGACAAGGCAGTGTCCGATTTGCAGGGGAAGGTTCCCCAGTACATTGAAGATCAGAAGCAGCGCCTCTCAAACGCCAACGACGGCACTACGCTGTACCGCGAAGAAGACTATTCGCATCTCGCGAATATCGCCCCGTCGTATGATTTCATACGGAGGGTTCAAGCAGTCCCTAAAGAGGGCGACCTGATTGTCGACCTCGTTGGCGAAGAGCTAGACAAACTCAACGCCGACGCCGCTGCAACCCGCCAAGTGTCGGCGGACGCTGCCAAACTGGATCTAGCCAAGCGCCTCGCCAAGTGCGCCAAGGTTATTGACGATGCGCTCAAGGGTTTCAGCGTGACGCGCGTCAGGAAGTCGGGCGGAAAATATAAAAACGAGGCCACCCGCAACGGCGCTCCCGGCGCACGTCTCGCTGAGAGCATGATCACCAATCTGCAAGACCTCATTGAGATCGCTGATGGCTTGAACGTAACCGGCGATGCCGACTTGCGCCAAGCCATTGCCGACGTTCGCGACGGCAGCTTGGTGAAATATGACGTTGATGATTTGCGCGACCCAACAGCGTCAGACGTTGTTGAGCAAGTGCGCTCTGATGCGTCTGACCTCGCCGCCAAGATGGCTGGGTTCATTGGGGCCGACGACCAAGGCGACTGATCGCAGCGCCACTGCCCATCTAGGTCGATGGGCAGCACGGTGCGACCAAGCACCTGAGAGAGAGACAATATGAGTGGTTTAGTTGCAAAGCTAAAGTCGGGGATTGTCGACCCCGGCGCTGCCATCAAGCGCATGGTAGTAATATCCAAGATCAAGGTCTTGGTTACGCATCCCTTTACGGGATGCCGATTGCTGCGAATGAAAGTGCTTTACACAACAGCGCTTTCGACTTGCGGCGTCGACGGCACTCACTTGTTCGTTAACCCCGATTACTTTTCCAAGACACTCGACAAGCCCAAGCGCAAAGGCGTTTTGTGGCATGAAGGTGCGCATGTTTGGATGATGCACCATCTGCGTCGGGGCGACCGCGACCCTCACTTCTATAATCTGGCTGGCGATGGCGTGATTAATTATCACGCAATCAAAGAGGGTTTTGAACTGCCAGAAAATCACATTTCCTTCGCATCCTTGAGAGCGCAGGGGTATGACCTCCCTCTGAAAGACGGTGAGTACACCACTGACTCGCTTTACGATGCGCTCATTGCGCAAGGCAAGAACCCCGGCGACCAGCCCGGCAAGAACGATGGCGGCGACGACGGCGACGACGGCAAGACCGGCGACCAGCCGGGAGAAACCGGCGACGACGGCGACGACGGCGAAGACAGCGACGACGGCGACACTGGTGAGACGGGTGACGGCGAAGGTGCCGACACTGGCGAGACTAGTGGCGGCGAAGACAACCAAGGCGAAGATCCTTTTGAAGACGTTGGCGGCACCGGCATTGTCATAGATGCTGAGGACGACGACGGAGAATCTTTGAAGGGTACGGAACTCGCTCAAGCGCAGCGTGAACTGGCGGGTGAGATCTTTAATGACGCGCAGAACGCAAAGAGCCGGGGAAAGTTGCCCGGGAGTATCGCAGAGTATGTAGACTCTTTGCGCGATGCCGTGATTGATTGGCGAGAGAAACTCGCGCGGTTCTTCAATCGGGGTTCCGATTTTAGAAGTGACCCCAATCGCATCGACAAAAAGGCAGCGCGCCGTGGCTTGTTTCTGTCACGCCGTGTCAAGGAAGGCACCGGCACTGTTGTCGTCGGCGTCGACACTTCAGCATCGGTGAGCCAGCGTGAGTATAAGGTGCTGATGGCGGAGCTAAAGGCCATCTGCACAGAGGCTGGCGCTCAAGAGGTTGTCGTGCTTTACGCCGACACATCGATACGGCACGTCGACATATTTGAAGACCCAAGCGAGATCGAAGAACGCGACCTTGGCCGCTACGGCGGCGGCGGCACCGACTTCCAGCCGGTCTTCGATTACGTTTACGAGAACGAGGTCGAAGTGGACACGCTGGTCTATCTGACTGACCTTGAGTGCAGACTTCCAGAGGAACCCGATTACCCCGTCCTCTGGGTCTCGACCACTGACGCCGTCGCGTCTTGGGGGGAGACCATAAAGCTAGACTCTACTGGCTGACGACTATGACGCCCGGGGAGAACCCCCGGGCGCAGCGTCTGGGACTAGCGGTCCCATTGACATGCGGTGAGATCCGCGAAACGCAAAGGAGGATGTATCACATGCAAGAAGGAACTAAAGATGCGTACCAAGACTTCCTAAAGATGAGGAGGACTCTTGACGCCATGCGAGGAGTGATCGGCAACGAGGCGTTCAACGCCTTCATCCGCTCACTCAAAGACGACGACTTACACTCTTGGGATCAGCGGAAGATTGTTACGGACGCGCGGCCAGACATCGCTGGTGAACTAATGATCAGCCCCATACTCGACGCGCTTAAGCGCGTGCAAGACTATCGCGCAACGCGGTCCATTGACCAACTAAGGTACAACCAAGGGCCTACGTTTACCGGGCGCTGGGAAAGTCGACTAAACTCCGTCACCAGCGCTTTCAATAGCTGGCGCGAGAAGGTCAAGGTGTCTTTGTATTTCGGGAAGAACGCCGACGTGATCGACGGCTTGAAAGACTCGCGAGTATCAACCGCCGGTTATTATGGCAACGAGCTACGGGTAAAGATCAAAGTGAATGCGAGGATCTTTACGAAGGTCATGCCGCTTTTCAACGGCGGCGAGATCCATGCGAGAGATCACTATTCTCCCGGCGATGGCCGTGAGAGTTGGGATCACTTGCCGCAAGTCGAGAGGCTGGGAAACACCCGCACCGGAAAATATTTCCAGTATTTAATCTACGATATTGGGGAGCCGGTGTTCGACTTTCCAAAGGATCAAGAAATTGTCCCGATGGAAAACGGCATCCGCGCGTACCCGGTTGATGTCATTGAGGTCGTCGGTCCATTAGGTGATCGCAGCCTTGACGTGTCGAAGAAGTGGCTGGCATTCATGGGCAAGCACATCAAAGAGGACACCGTCACGGCGGTACACGATTCGCCGCGACAGGCTTACAACCTCTGCCGACAACGGTTGTGCCGCGACATGGTGGCGCAGTTATGAGGCGTACAATTGAGCAATGGCGGCGGACGGCGGTGACTATCGCCGCCAACCCCGCCCACTATTCACCATCGCAGCGGTGGATAGCTTGGGCTTTTCTGTACGAGCAGAAAACCGGCCAGCCGTTGCGCCAGATTAATAGTGAGTTCCCCGGAGGGACACAGTCACCCTCTTGTCGGGGAGCGGTCCAGAACAAAGAGGAGGAGTGAATGGACCCCATACTGCATACCTTGGTGGCAATGGCCGCATTGGCCGCTGCCTATTACGGCGGTACGTTTGTAGCGAGGCGAACCGTATCGGAATATGCGTTCGACCGCATCCTCCGCAAGTTGAATGAGGACGGTTTCGTTGCCATCACCGTAGATGACGATGGCGACTATGCTCTCATTCCCATTCGGGAAATTGTCGAGACCGTGGCTACCGATATTCGCAGGGGCGACGGTGAAATCGTGGACAGACTGTTGACTAATCTAGGCGACTGATCGCAGCGCCACTGCCTATCGCAGACGGTAGGCAGCTTACTTGAGCGAGAAGGAAGTCAAGTCCCTCGTTCGAGATGGGGTTACCGTAAACATCACCGCCGACGCAGACGACTAGGCGACAAGCGACGGTTGCCGGTGGCGACCGTCGCCGCCTAACTTGGCGGTAAAATATTCATCCAGAATCGCAAGCGCTCTCGCAAGTGCTGCGATATCCTTCCCTTTTATCACGCGCCGGTCCTCAAGAACCGCAGCAAGAATCACATTCTTGGCGTGATCTCCCCCCAATCTTTTGACGACCCCGATCATCTTTCCCGCATCCGCATAGGCTATCGCTTGCCGCTCGGATATGGTGTGGTGTGGTGTGGTGCAACCCCCACGTTCCCAGTTACTGCTGCCGCCGCCTATCATGCGCGCCCGAAAAAGCACTGACATGAAGTGATCAGCGGTGTCATGTTGGTGTGGTGTGATCTTCTGTGCGAGAAGAAGCCTGTCGATCTCGCAACTGTCGACGCGCCTGATCCTGATGTCACCAGCACGGGTGGACGCTGCCTCTAAAACGAACGTGCCGTTGCCGTTGTCGAAAGGCTCAGAGATCTTTCCACCAAGATTCTTCTTTAACCCACTCGCTAACCTCATTCTTCTCCTCATAGTAACAGCCGGATGGGAGGTCGAAGTCAAGGACACGTTCTCCCTGAGATCCTAACCAACGGTAGCGCTGTTTCCAACAGATAATTTTTACACGCTCACGTTCTTCTTTGGTGTCATCGAAGCGTGCCACCGTGATGCCGGTGTCAGCAAAATTATACCAGTGAGCGCTCCCTGATAAATCATACCCTTTAGGAACGGGCACATTGCCTTCCTCCCTCCGCATCTTAGCGGGATGTGCAACGAACCACACATGGATATCGTGCAGCTTGGCGAACATGCGCACGTCGGTGAGCATGTCTGATATCTGCTGTGTCTCTGACTTATCTTTGTTGGGGAGTGCGATGTAGGAATAGGGGTCTATGATCAGCCCGCGCACGCCCATTCGTTGAACAGCCGCGCCCGCTCGCTCAAGTATACTGGCAAGCGTGGCCTTCTCCCCCTCATTGTAGTCAATGAAAACAAAATGATCGGCGATGAAATCCTTGGCCTCTCTCAACGCCTGTTCGTTTAGGCGTGGTGTGGGGCCGTCGAAGAAAGGTTTGCCTGTAAACTTCTCTATCAACTGGGTTATGTGGGTTGCCGGGTCGTTCTCAAAGCTACATATCGCGAATTTCCACGACCTACTCCGTGCCAAGTTGACCATCACGGCATCCAAGAAACAACTCTTGCCACTCGACGGGATACCTGTGACCACCGAAACATGCCCTGTCTTGACAGTGATCAGGTCATCAAGACTCGGGAAGCCCGTGCTTTCCCCGCCAACAATACCCTTACGATAGAGGTCATCGACTTCAGTTGAATAATGATCGGCGGTATTAAGGCCGCTAAGAGGATAAGGAACCGCGTCGGTGATCGCTTGCGACAGGGCTTCCGCACCGTGCTTAACCAACACATCGTTGGCGTCCTTGCAGTCGGGAGGCCATCTTACCAGCCAGCACTTAGCCTTCCCAATTCTTCTGGCGAGTTCCTCAGCAAGTGCGTCACCTTGCGCGTCTCCGTCGGTCGCTAAAACTATTTTCTCCATGCGTCCGAATAATTCACGCGCTTCCCAAACGTAATTAAATTTCTTGTCCTCGCTTGGATCAACCCTCCTGTCCGAAAGCTTTGAAGGTGCGCCATTCGGAACAGACACTGCACTGATCTCCTGACCCGTTTCCTCGAATGCACATGTGCAGCTAAGGGCATCGATCTCTCCCTCGCAAACACACAAGGTGGTCTCACCGTTGATGCGTTGCTCACCGAAGAATGTGTGCGCGCCTCCCCCCGACTGCGTGTGGGCCTTGGCTTCCACCGCTCTGAACTTGGTCGCATAGATTTGATCGCCCTCAAAGTAGGGGAAGCCTATGGCTGTGACCTCACGGTCAAGCTTGGGAAAGTATTTCTCGGTGGAGAACACGCCGAATTGCTGGAGAACGCTCCGTGATATGTGTCGGGTTGTTTCGAGATAAGCAAGAGGCTCATCATCCAGTGCCGCAGCCTCGGCGCGTTTGATATCCTGAGGGGGCAGCGGGTCGTGGTGTGGTGTGGTGTGGTGTGGTGTGGTGTGGAACGGAACGCACCCGCTAATGTCACAATGGTGACAGTCGTATACGAACCTGTCTTCCTTAATAAGTACACTTAAAACAGGCTCACGTTTGTTGCGCCCCTTCCTGCGGTGTGAGCATTCGGGGCATGTGATTCTAATGTTGGTTTCAATACGATGAGCAAACGGCTCACAGGCCGCTCTAATAGCGTCATCTAAGTGCATGTGATACTCCTCTCTCTACCCTTGCGCCTGACTATAAGCTATGTTAGTTGTTCATTCTACTTCTAATCGGGGGCGGCGGGTATCCTCTCTCTCCCCACAACAATCCGCCGCTCCCCCAACCCTTCACGAATCCTTTCAAACCAGTATCGACGTTGTGCGTTGCCGCGCACCACCAGCTTTCCTACCAACCGTCGCATCTGTACTGGATCCCTCCCCACTAACTGACACACGTCATCGCAGTACTCAGTCGCGAACCACCCAACAGCCTCTGCTAGGTCACGCTTATTCTTGGCGTGGGCCACGTCCCACAAGGCAGACACCAACACCTCTCGCCACAGCTTGGCTTCAGCGGAGATCAACGCTGACCTCAACCCTCGGATCGTCCTTATCAAGCGCCCAATAAATGTGTTTCTCTTTTACTTGTCTATCATTCTGATAGACGCACCCCTGCATGGCATCAAGCACCACTGACTCGTCAAGATCAGGACGGCGGGAAGCGTAATAAATTGTCATGGTAACAGATACATCTCCCTCCATGAGGGGATCGCACCGTGGAACTTGGAGGCTGAAGGCTTTTAAAAATGACAGAGCTTTAGCACTTTTGATAAAGCGTGGCTTCGATTTGTGCATAACTAGTCTGCGTTGGTTGGTCTTGCTTGCAGGTTCACCGTGAGCCACAAAAGAAATAGTTGACACATCCTCTCTTTTCATCTTATAACCTCATTGGGAGAGAGAAATGAAAATCACTAACAAGTACGAGTTGCCATCAACTATAGTCGATGCGCTGCGTTCCCAGCAAGCCCGATATTCAAAGGGTGATGCTTGGATGTCCGTCACGGGATTGCAACGTCCTCCCCGCATGTCCGTCCTAACCAAACAACATTGGGGTTCTCTTAGCGAGGACGCCTCCGATGGTGTGTGGAAACTGTTTGGCTCCGCCATTCACGAGGTTCTCCAAGAAGGTGAGAGCAACTCCCTGATCAAGGAAGAACGTCTCTTTATGGAGATCGACGGAAAGATTATCAGCGGAGCCATCGACGTGCAGGAAGTGAGCGACTATGGCATCGCCATTACAGACTGGAAGATGACGAAGGCGCGAAACGTGCAGCCCGATTCGTATTCGATGCGGGGCTGGATTGAACAACTAAATAGCTACGCCGCGTTGGTAGAGTTTAACAAAGAGTTCCCCGTCTACGAGCTTGCCGTGTGTGCCATCATCCGTGACCACAATCCCCAACAGAGGGAGCGTCAGAAAGATTATCCACCGTCGCCTATCCACATGGTGGAAATAGAACTATGGCCCCAAGAGAAGCGGCTGGCATTTATCAAGGATCGCATCGCCGCTCACGTTGAAGCAGAAGAACTATTCGACGTGACGGGCCTCCTTCCACCATGCACAGATGAGGAGCGCTGGAAGCGTGGCGACAAGTGGGCTGTCATGCCCAACGAAACGTCCACTAAAGCCTACCGCATTTTTGGTAGCGAAGAAGAAGCCAAGGCGCTGGCAGCCACTAAGGACAAGTATGTCGTGGAGCCTCGCCCATCAAGTCCACTCCGGTGCGAGCGTTACTGTAGCGCTGCACCGTTCTGCGACCAATACCAAGGAGAATTGAAATGAACGCCGATGAGTTCAGAAAGCAAGCTGCCGAACTAAAGGGTGGCGAAACTATGGTCTATTTTAGCGGGCATCTCGGTGAGGAAGGAGAACGCAGCCGGGATATCTTTGAGTTAGGCCGTGTCGCGTGGCATTACGCCACCGATATCCACTTTGGAACACTTACCCAACGCCGCAACGGCGACAGGTTTGACTACCTTTTCACTCGTTCCAAGGACAAAACGAAACCAAGAAGAGATGGGAGAATAGACAATGAAGGGACGTAAGAACCGCGAGTGCCGCAACCGGCTTCTCGCAGAGAATTATCTACAGCAACGCACGATGGGGCAGGCGGGGATCATTTCCCGTTTGGGTCAGGCGTTTGGCCTTAACGAGGCATACATCTACAAGCTCCTCGCGATCCATCGTAAGCAGAACCCAGACATATGGAACGCTCCCGAACAATTATTGATGCAGCCACAAACTCTGCACGGCGAAAGACTGATGGCCTCTAACGCCATCATAGAGCCACACAGGCGGGTAAGCAGGTGGCAACGGTTCCTCAACAAAATGTCTGTGAAACTAGGAGTATAAGATGGCAGCTAATAAAAAAGTTAAAGAGAAGGCCGAACCCACCTCCGTGTGGGCAAATCTTTCGCTCATCGATGTGAGCGGCAGGATCGAAAAGAAGAAGGGAGCCGGGGGCATTACCCTCAGCTACTTATCATGGGCGTGGGCGTGGGGAACACTAAAGGATTCGTATCCCACAGCCTCATTCGAGAAGCACTGGTTCACCCATGAGAATGGCAGCTTACCTTTCGCCGTTGATGCAGCCGGACATTCATACGTCAAGGTCACTGTTACTGTGGACGACATCCCAGTAACCGAGACCTACCCCGTCTTGAACTACGCCAACAAGGCGGTGGTTCATCCCGATTCATTTGAGGTCAACACAGCCCTGCAACGGTGCCTCGCCAAGGCAATCGCTTATCACGGACTGGGCCACTACATCTATGCGGGTGAAGATCTCCCCCCGGACGCAGCCAAGGCAGACGACGGCGACGAAGATGTCGGAAACAGTGGTGGTGTGGTGGAACAAGTGGAGAAGTCTGAGTTGACTAAGGCCGTGAAGGAAACATTTCCAGACGCTGTAACTACTGACATACATCAGGACGATGAACACAAATGTGGGTACGATCCAGATACGAACATGTTCCTGATCGATCCGAAAGAGAAGCCGTCAAAGGCGGTGGAATACCTCAACGATGCCCTCCCTATGATCGTTGAGAGGATCGACGACATCATGGTGTTAGGGGAGTTTTCTCAGAACCACCTCACCATGTTCAGAAAGCTGGCTGAGGACACGGGTGTAAAGGTTAAAAGCCTTCCGTTCATAGCCAGCATTAACAAACGCAGAGACGAGCTTGAGAAAGGAACAAAGTAATGGCTTTCGGAAACATTTTCGACAACCGCCCCCTCGCCAACGACGGTAAGTGGCGGCCACAATGGAAGGGCGACATGTCCTTTCGCGAGGTAGATATCAAGTATCTGGTTGACCAACTAAAGGCGGGGGTCAACGAACCCAAGATGGAAATGCAGGGAGAGGAACGGCAGGGAAAGAAAGGCCCCTACCTTAACATCAAGCTTAAACAACCGTGGACTGGAAAATCTTCTCAACCCACCCCTGCTCCCGAACCCAAAAAGGAGAGCGAGGTTGACCTTGATAAAGCTTTTAACTTCGATGATCTCTAAGATCAAACGTCTGCGGGACAAGCGTTACCTTGTCCATGTGCGGCAGCAAGCTTGCCTTGCGTGTCGCCGCCCGTGGGCGGGTGACGCCCATCACATCATGTTCGCAGAACCAGCCGCCATGAGCATGAAGGTGAGCGACAACTGGGTAGTCCCTTTGTGCAGGAATTGTCACCACGATCTACACATGGCTGGCAATGAAAAACATTTCTGGGAAGCTGTTGATCGTGACCCCATCGCATGGGCGACCAGTCAATGGAAGGAGTGGAGCAATGCTTGACGAAGAAACATTACGCGAAGCCATCTTCACGTTTGAAGGCCAGCTTCATAGTGTCACCAACAACATGAAGGCCCAGACGGGGGTGCTGATAAAGATTTTAATACATCCCAACGACGTTCCAGAGGGGCTGCTTACCCACACCACAGCTACGCGCTTTCGTGTAGCGATGGCCGAGATCGGTGACGACGAACAGCCCGTGGTGCCATCGCACATAGAAGCTGGCAAGGGCCTCATAGCTAACGCCAGTAAACTGTGCCGTGATGACAGGTTCCAGACCTTCATGGCGACATGGGCTACCAACAATAAGCTTGGCCCCGTAATAGAGGACACTCTTGAGGATCAAACCAGAGCATATGTGCGCGCTGCCCTCAACGTAGAGTCTCTCAGTGAACTCAAAGAAAACAAAAGCGTGCAGCGCACCTTCCGTGCATTGCGTGATGAATTTGAAATGACAACCAACGGAGAGAGTCAATGAGCCAGATGGACAGGCCGCAAAAACTAGGCGGTGAGAACAAGAAGTATTCTTTCTTAGCTCCGCGCCACGTTCTTGAGGCGCTTCATATACTAGCAAGGCAGCAACACTGCACCACAGCTACGTTGATGAGGCGCATTATTGAGGACTACGTCATGCGATCACCAACCTTTGCCCAGCGTCCCGACCATAACGGGGAGCGGAACGGTGAGCAGACCTCTCTATGAAAGCGAGGAAGACCGCAACCATGAAGCTACAATAGCCCAGAAAATTGCATTGGCGTGGGGCTGTGAGATTCATAAGACCCCACCCAAAGCACCTTACGACTACTGTGTCGTAAAGGATGGGCTGATAAGGGGAGTAGTAGAAATCAAGATGCGGAAGAATACACACGATTATTATGCCACCTTCCTGTTGAGCGTAGACAAGGTCGTGCGCTGCAACCAACACGCCCAGCTTATCGGCTGCCCCTTCATCGTCGTGGTTCAATACACAGATGCACTCAAGTGGTGGCGCTTTGCTGAGGGGGAGTACTCCACAGAAATAGGTGGGCGCTTTGACCGGGGCGATGCTCTGGATGTGGAGCCTGTTATCCATGTACCCCTTCGACACTTCAAGGAGATAGGGTGATGGAGTACATCAGTATAGGTATAGGGCTACTGCGTCTGTTGTTCGACGCTCATGTCTATGGGGCGTCGGCAGACATCCTTATTGAGGAGTGGGTCTACGGACGTGGGTCATACATCATCCACTCTGAGATCACCGAAGCACAGGCTTGCGCCAAAGCAGAGTCGAGAGCGAAGCTTGATGCCATACACTCATTCAATGGGGAGTACATTGCCAGCGACACCTTCATGGCCTGTAAAGAAAAGGACGACAACGTCGAGTGTCCACTACACACATTCACATGGTCGATGCTTGACGGGTTGATCAGCGGGGTACGCAACAAGACAGTGCGCGCCACCGAGAACCTAGAAGATCAAAGGATATGCCGTGTCACGCTGGAGGCACGGGTGTCTACGAGACCCGAACCTTTCGATCCCAACTTCGATTTACAGGTGCGCCTATCAACGGCGACCCTGCGTCATGGCGATCCCCTCACTATAGAGGTCGAGCCGACGCAGCCTATGTACCTCAACATCTTGGTCGAGGACTACAGCCACACCCTCACCAAAATATTTCCCAACCAGTTTGAAGAGGAGTCGCACACGACAAGTGGGAGGGTCATCCCATCGAGCGAAGCCTATAATTTTGTAGCTGAGTTCCCGTCCCACTTATCAGGGAACGACGCGCAGGAGATAGTGCATGTGCTGGGCACACGCGACCCTCTATTACTCCTCGCCCAGTACAGCATCGAAGATTTTAACCTCAAGCTTCTTGAGTTACCCAACAGCAAGAAGCGATACGTCAAGAAAGCCTACCGACTTGTTAAATAAGTGCAGTTGTAACAACACAATCTTAATTCACACAGAAGGATACCACAAAATGGCTACATCAAAAAAAGGACGTGCATCTAAATTGGTTCCCTATTCGGCATTCGAGCAGGGATGCCTTGATCTTAATCTCGCCAAGGATAACCTCGCAGCCCAAATGGGTTATTCCAACGGCGTTGCCGTTCACTGGGAGAAGACCGGCTTCATGCCGCGTGTTGCGGCTATGGCTATCGATAGCCTGCGCAAACGCTCGGGCAGTTGCCAGTCGATGACGACGATGCTGGTTCTGGTCGAGCCTAAGGACATCCAACTGGTCGAGGGTGTTTTGGACAGTCTCCCCTGCGCTATACAGAAACTACCGATCTAGCGAATGGGAGAAGACATATGACTGAAGAAGTGAACCATGACCACCTTAATTGCCCCATCTGTACCGATGAGGAAGAGATAATACGCTCACAACAAGAAGCTGAAACGCTCCTCCTCCGCAAGCTCAAGTACCCAAGCAAACTTAAGGAAGAGACTGTACGCGAAGCTATCCGCGTCCTTAGCAAACCACCACCACAACAGGAGAGCGTTATGTCTGATCAGTTAATGATATCTCAGCACCGTATCGCCGCATTACGCACAGCCTTGGAAGAAATCAAGGACGTGGCACAAGCCAGCGAAGGCGTCGAGTTCTATGCCATGCTAGCTGACAAGGCCCTTACTAGGGACGACGACAGTAGCACGCTGGAGAGATCGCCGGACAAGCCCGAAGATCCTGAGGAGCCTGTGCTGTGAACATAGTGCTTGGCATCCTCATATACATCACCGTTTCTTTTCTGCTAGGGGGGTGCTCGTCAACGTCACCCGGTTCTCCAGCAGCATTCCTAGAAAAGCAGGAGGCACGGCTAGAAGCTCGCAAGGAGATGGTCGAGGAAACCATCGCTGATCTGCCGTCGTGGTTTGTAGAACTACCAAAGGAAGATGGCGCTATCCACTCTGTGGGTAGCGGCACCTCCCCTGACCTTCAGTTCGCCATCGACAAGAGCATCCTTCATGCCAAGCGTATGCTTGCAGACAGGATAGAGGGACGCTTGAGTTCACAAGTTAAGGAATATCTGACTGAAACGGGGAGGGAATTGGCACCTGTAGCAGTGACTGATACGGAGCGAGTCACCAAGAACATCATGCGTGAGGTAAATGTGGCTGGGTACAGCCTAAAGGAAATGGAAATCCGCCCACACAAAACCTTCTTCCGTGTGTATGTACTGCTGATGTATCCTGTGGGGGAAGCTAACGAGTTGCTTGAACTGCAACGTCAGCGCGCAACCGCTCTCAACTCTCGGCAACAGGCTGAAGAGGGGTACAAAGAACTGGACAAGGAACGCTTGCGTCAATGAGCAACCCACTCTACCAAAAACCTAAAGGGACAAGCGTTCTCAAAGAGCGCTTGTGCCTTTTGTGCAAGAGGATCTTTGAAAGTTGGGGTTCCGGCAACAGGATCTGTAGTCGGTGCCGTCAAACCAGTGACTATAGAGATCTCAGCTTTGCCGAAACTTACAGGAAAACCTAGTTTGACGATCAGGTAGCAGCTATCTATAGTTCAGAAGCTGGCAATAACTTGGAGAATCAACATGACTTTCCCACGCAAGAGGCCATCGACACCCTCCGCCAAGAGGAAGAGCGCAACCGACGCGCAACCCGGCGGCCATCAGCCGTCACCGCAAGAGAAGCCCCGGTCAATGATCGACAGATTGATGGACGAAGGGATGACTGAAGAACAGGCCGGAAGAATAATCTCTGATACACTAATGTAAAGACATCTCGACGGCTCGCTATGGTAGTTCATTGTCTTACCTGTCAGGGAACAGGACGTGAGATAGTGGAGAAGGTTAAATCTGCTCCTCAAAACTACGACAGGTTTGCGGAGCCGATCTACTACGAAGAAGAGGTCGAGTGCGAGGAATGCGAAGGGTCAGGAGTTAATGACTTGCTTCCTCTTTAGGGGAGCCTTCCAACACCAGCCCAAGCCCACTTCCCACGACGCAGCCCTCATCATCTATGGAAGTGTGGAGTATTAAGGTCCAATCATTCTGATCCTTATCCACCCACACCTCATAGATATTCGTAGGGTTCTTTGCGATCATCGACACCAGTAACCTTTCACCCCCTCGCTGAAGACTTTTCTTTAAGATTTCATAGTTAGCACAAGGGCTTCTATGTTGGTATATGCCGGTGGGCCTTAACGGCACATAACCCTGCGCTATATGTGGATCAACCTGTTGAGCGACAGCACAACCACTACACAGCAGCACCATCAAAGCTATAAGAGAAGTAGCGGGTGCCATCATTTCTCGTCCTTGGTATCCTGTACCGGCTGGGCTTGCTCACCGTCGCAACAATCCAAGACAGGTCTGTTGCATCTTCCGCAAATATATTTGGACTGTATGAACTGTGGTCTGGTGACCCCGCCGCACCACGGACACACCACCAAGTCACTTCCAAAAATAGTGTCTTCAGGGGCACTCATCTAGTAACCCATTTGGTGAGGAGAGGGAGTCATGAAGAGGTCTCTTTCAACTGCACGCCTCCGAACGAGTCCGCGCAATATCTTTCCCCCGGCTCTGCGCCACTTGGGGAACTCATTAGCTGCACCTATTCTGTCGTTCCGGTTAAGCTTGGCCCGTAACGTAGAAGACTGGAGTCGTCCTGATCCGAGGTTCCATGTGAATGAACAAATCGAACTGAACTCATTCTCGTTGAGCGCCACCCGAACCAGATTTCGTACAGAACGCTCGACAGATACCAGCCCCTGTTGAAGAAGATCCTCGCCCTCATCCTTTGTGATCTCTGGGCTATCCATCGTAACTCGGCTACCGTCACCCAAACGAGTCGATCCAAATCCCTGTGTCGCCACTCCCGCAGGACATCTGTACGGGACGGATGAAAATCCCTCGAAGATTTTGATGATGTGTATCCCACTTGCATTGCAGTGTCCGTCCCAGCCGTGCTTTGCAAGCAGGAAGTTAGCGACTGACATCACCGACTAAGCCGGGAGATGGCCCTACTCCCGAACCAGAAACTGACGACGGCGCTGAAAAGTGCTATGACCTCGTCGTCGAAAATAAGCTGGGCCGCATCCAATCCAGATAGTCCACTGGCAGTGAGACTAAGATAGGCGGCGATCTCAACGAAACAGAACAACCCCATAAAAACATAGGTAATAACAGGGCGCACACTACTGCGAAGACCATCGATCCACCGGACGCCCGATGGCTGCATGGACTTCTGAAGCGCTTCGATCTCTCGTATGTCTGCCTCAACATGGACTGCCTCCAACTTCTGTGCAGCAACCTCTTTCTGTTGCTTAATCTGCATCTCCATTACAGCTAGCTCATGCTTTTGGTCCTGTTTATTCTGCCAAAACTCCATCACCTTTGGCAGGAATGAAGTAGAAAATCCAAGCAAGCTGCCTAATAAAGTGATCATCTCTACCTCCCTAGCTGAAAAGCTTCCTGTCTCATAGCTGGTAGATCCTGTACAGCCAGTAACTCATCCTGCGTAATGTCGTCAATCAAAGCCCTCTTTTCCTCACCTGACATGTCGCCTTCCATTATACTCTTTCTCTCCTCCCTGAGGTCAGCAAGTATCTGAGCAATAGCATTCACCTCTTGCTCCAAATCCAGCAACGCAGCCCTCTTGTCGGCGAACTCCTCACTCTTAACGATGGTAAGCTCACCTTTTTCCAACATATCATAAGTACCCACCGCCTGCGTCACAGCTTCCCTTAGTTGATAGAACTGTGTCACCAAACCACGGGCATCGGGGCGCGCAAAGAAGCGCCTGATAAATGGATACTCGGTAAGCTTGCGAGTCTGCGTTTCACCCAGTTCATCATCAACCGAGCGCACCAACTGATCAACCGTATCAAGCAATACCGTACCCAGCGTACCGCCGTATCCCTTGATCATGTGATCGATCTTGATCGGAGAGTAATTGATCGCCTCCCCTAACTCACGCGCCAGTCCTGACGTTCTACTGGCATAACGATACCCCGGCTCAATGCCCTTTAGGTATTGCCCTTCGATCTCACGTCCCGTCCAGAAACTATAGTTAACGAGAGCTTCTCCTAGAGGAAGAACCGCTTGAGGTATAGGATTAAACTCGAACGTATTAACCAACCCCCTTCTCAGGGATTGCGTCACATCAAGAGGGACATCTTGCCCGAGGAACAAAGCCATTAACCTCTCAGGTATGGTCTTGAACAGGTATCCAACCTCAAACGGTATGGGTATCTTGATAGGCGGCCCGTCATATCCGGGGATCCACGACGATGGAATGATCCAGTAGTTGTCCTTTACCTCGGGGTTTTGATTGATGTATTCCTCATCGTCATGCACCAAAGTCCAGTAAGCTGCACTGCTCATTCCTACCAGCAATGACCTCATCAGGAAGCGGCGTTTGACAATGTCGGACTCTGGTCGTGCAGCAAAGCCGGGCCTCCCCATAGACGATCTATAAAGCACGTCGAGTCCCTGTATCCTAGCGTTCAAGAAGGGCACCATGACAGCGATATTCTGAATTAAGGCAGAAGAACCCCTAGCCGAGAAGTTGATAACTTCCTGTGCCTCCCAGAAAGCCTGCACTTCATCGCCAGTCTCTTTTAATACCCTGTTGTAAACAGCAATTCTGGTAGCAGCATCTGACGCCCGCGAACCTGTGCCGGTTACATCCCATAAATACTTGAATGGGTTGCGAATAGCCCGCCTCATCTCAGAAGGATACTGATACTTCTGAAGTTCCTTTTCGATAAAGGTGGTCATCTTGGTAGGATCGCCACCAAAATCAAACCCTGTCATCAAGCCTGCGGAAGCCAGTGCGTTAGCCGACTCATCCCCACGCACAGCACTGTACATCCCTTTCATGGTGCCAGCTAATGCACCAGTCTTGCGCCCGCTAGTAACCCATGCAGACAACGAGTCACGCAGCATGTTAGCGGCCATGAAGTCTGGTGATCTGGTGATCATCTCCCTCAGGAAACGGGCTGGCATACCAAACAGATTAACCCACGGCGGGATCCGCTGATGTTCTAAGTAGTTAAATAGCGATGAAAAAAGCAGTTGGTCTCCCACAAAGAGAGTCATAGACTTACCTTTGACTCTGAAGGTTATCGCCCCCGGTGTCCTGATCTTGGCCCTCACCGTTGTCTCAGGCTCTACCAAGACAAGGTTACGCATCGCACGCTGCACCCCGACATTCATCATGCCCGTTTGTACAGCAGCTAAAGCATTCTCGGTTAGGGTATCAAGGAATCCTCCAATGGGCATTCCGCCTTCTACTACCGACACCTCAAGATTGGGGTGCTCTTGCTTTAGTTTCTTAGCATAACCCTTTGCGACTGCCTTCTGATGAGACTCAAAGGTCGTTGGAAGACGGGTTACTATCTCTTCTCCATTAATGGTCTCTTTGGTAACGATAGTCCATATCGTTCCCTTGCCAGAGAGAGGGGGAGGAGGCCGCGTAGTAATGCCGCTAAATACCTGCGTCTCCCCCAGCACCTCTTCATATTTTTGGTCAAGTTGCCTGTAAAACGGAACGTAATCCGCGGTCTCTGTCCATTGGTCGGCCTTCTTACGGTCGATAACCCCTGTGTCTACTAAAAGATCCACGAAGTAGCTGTTCCACACCTGATAGTTCTTAAATATCTGATCGAAATCTAGGAAGGTATCCTGTCCCGTAGCTATTATCTTTCGCGCAATGGCATCTTCCGTTAAGGCTGGGTCACCGATTATACGTTGGATCTCAAGAGGCGTGTTGCCGTACCCTAGATACTCGATGATCTGATCCTGCGTTAAGAGCCTCTCCCTACCCTCTCTCAGCAAGCGCGCTGCCCTGCGCCCGATAGCATAGGCATGGAAAGTACGGAACCTATTGCCCTCACGCAGGGGTTCGATGATGGGTATCAAACCTGTAGGCGTACCAGCAATGGGACTAGGCGACAGAGAGCCATCGATGTTGGTTTGCATTGCATCTTTGGGAATGTTTTTAACGGATGTACCGCCATTGGCATAAACAGGGACGCCCTTGGAAAGAGCATAGGCAGTTATAGCCGTTCCCCTTCTGGCCGAACGTAAAGCCGTCCACGCAGACGACGCCGCACTCAGGAAGCTAGCGTACTTTGTATCCGACTCAGCCAAATAAACATCAGTCCGACGCGCAGGATCCCACATATCAACAACGCTTTGACGGAACCACTTGAAAAAATCCGTGTAACTATCTAGCGGCGTGCTACCGAGCATACCAAGATTGGTTAAAACCTTGCTTCCAAGAGTCTCGTCGGTGGTTTGTGCGGCAGAAATCATACTTAAATCAACATCACCAACGCCCTCTTCCTTGTTTAAAAACGAGAAGGCCCGTGCGGCTTGGTAGGGACGCTTGTGCTTGTCCTTGCGGGTGTAGCCCTTGCGGCTACGCACCACCCGCTTCCTGTACTTGGGTGTGCGCAAGTCCTCGGCAATGACGTTGCGCTGACGCTCTTCCTCGAAAGCCTTTTTGCCCGCCTTGTCCTTGATAAAGGAGCGCGCTTCCTTGGAAGAGAAAATCCTACGCTGGATCTCATCCTCAAGCTCCAACGCATCGATGATGGGGTCTGCCATAGAGGCAGAGATGTTGCGCGTCTCTCCTGCAAAGAGGGCTGAGAGGTTCGCCATCTGCGGGATCGAGTCGATGATGCGGTCAAGCCTGCTACCCTCATAGCGTGATCCCACAGCAGGGTGACCCCGTACCTCAATGCGGTTGTCGCCGCTTTGTATGGTTAAGGTCGCCCGGTCAGGACGTTGGTCGAGAGTGAGGCGCATCCCGTGGCCGCGGAGGCTGTCGTATTGGGTATCGGTTATGTCGTAGAACGGTCGAGCGGCTTTTGCTTTAGCTCCTTCTGCAACCCCTTTAGCAACTGCGCCCCTAGGTCGAACGCCCGCGCCCGCCCTTTGAGTGACCTGAACTCTTTTAACGAGTTCTTTGATTCTGCTCGCTCTTTCCGTGAGCGCTTTCTCGTAGTCTCTGACATTGTTTAAGTCCATTCCTTTTCTTACTTGGTTGAAAGCCCATAGGGCAGCTTGTGTTTCTATTGGCGTCCAACGCAATTCATTAGCCACCTTGGTGATAAGACGTTGCGCCTCTAAAACCATTCCCTCAGTCGGGCTGTCTCTATTGAAAAGCAATTGAGCGATGTGCCGGTCAACAACCACCGCTTCATCCGCATCGCGCATGGCCTGTATCATGTCGGGTATTTTCTTGCCCGCAAAATAACGCGCTCCGCCGCCCGGTAACTCAGTAGGTGGCTTACCAGCCCTTTCCCGAAGAGTTCCCTCCCTAGATGGGAGCCTTCCCATGAGACGATTGATGTTATCTACCACCGGATCCAATAAGAGCTTCGGTGTAGCAGTTTTGCTAAGAATCCCAAGAGGGTCGCCGGTCTTGATAGCTTCATAAACTACCAGCGCCAGATCAATGTTACGATCAATCCGCTTCTGCTGGCTGGTGATGGATATGATGTCGTTGAAAAGCTGCATGTCATCACCAAATAGCTCATGCAGAATAGGACGATGGCGCTCATACCAGTCTCGATAATTTCTTGCTGACTTGGCGTCCTTAATAAGCTGAGTAAAGGTGCGCCTAGATGTAGGCGCTCTGGGCTTACGAGGTAAGACAGGGTACTCTCCTAGCTGTACGGCACCCGCAACCATGCGCCGTGCTTCCTTAACCTTGTTGGCTTCATCAGCAAGGATGGCGCGCACTTCACCGGGGTCTACACCGGGAGTATCTTCGGTGATCACACCGCTCAAGACATCGTTCTCGAATGCCATCTGGCGGATACGCATGTCTACTTGAGAGGGGCGTAGTAGTTCATCTACTGGAGAAGGACGTAGCGGCTCAAGAATAAACCGTGGAGTTTCAACTGTAGCAAACTCAGTGTCTAGTGATTGTAAATTAGCCAAGAACTTATTAACAGCAGCGGCACTATCAGACGCTACATATCCCTTGAAGTTACCGCTGTCCCAGAACTGAGCTACCGTTTCAAAATTATCTACGAGGATATCTTCAGTTGCTTCCTCGGAGATCATGTTCTTGTGCATACCCTCCAGCGTTTCTCGGCTCTTCGCGGTCATCTCTTTCACGCTATAATAGCGTGACTTGAACTTATTTTTCTTTGCCTCCTTCTGATCCCACGCTGGACGAGCAGCCATCCCGTCCTTCTCGAATACTTTTTCTTCAATGATGACCAAGCCGTTCTTTTTAGCCAGTTCCTTCATGCGTTTGATTTGAGGCTCACGGTCAGGAGAAATGAATTGGAATACCATAGCCTCATGGACAACATCATATTTTTTAGGGGGCTGGAAGTAGTAGATAGGAGTGCCATCATCCTCTGCCCACGCGAGAGTTCCTTCCTGCTCGCGTGATCCAAAGGCTTCTAATTTATAGTCAGAACCGGGAACTGGATCTTTCTGAAAAACCTTAGCCATTTCTATATTGGGATCAATGCCAGTCGTTTTGATAGCACCCCCAGATAGAGATGTGATGGTTTTAATTAAAGCCCCTTCCGATGCCCCAACATCCAACATGGTGGAACCGTCCCCGTATGTGTTGACGATAGCCTCTGCCACAGCCAACTGCACTTCCCCAAAACCGGGAATGCTGGTCTTTATGTGATGCTCGAAATTACCCTTCCACTTATCATACAGAGCCGGAACGCCAAAGTAATCGGTAAGACCAATGACTGGAATATATGCGTTACCCGTAGAGGGACGATGTTTGACTCCCAGAGTCGCTGCTGTAAAAAAATCTGTGTAATCCCTACCAGTTCCGGTCATCACCCGCGCCATCTTGGTCACGGCAGGTTTCTTTAGCTCTAGCTTAGGCATCGTTGGAGGAGATCCCACCATCGACCGCGCCATCTTTGGCTTCTTTGTGCCCTTGGCAAGGAACGCATTTACTGAAGCTTCTATAGCTTCTGGAGAAAGGTCACCGAACTGATATTCCCCTAGCGCCTCCATCTTTGTCAGCGCCTCTACCTTCCTTTGGGTAGCTTTGGGTAGCACAGGGTGTGCCGTCTCAAGATAATAGAAAGGCCCTGCCTCTAAAGTGTCGAGAGCGAGACGTTGGAGACCGCCCCTATGTGCGGGCATACCCGGCATCTCCTCGGGAACGACAAGATCGAACCAACCTCTGATGGGATGTGTAGATGCAGGATCATTCCACTCGATCCCTATCTTGGTCGGGGAAGCTATCCTCATCTTCTCCCCTTGATCTATGGTTATAGCAGGGTTGTTCCTCGGAGCGCCTTTCTCACGGTTCCAATAAGCATCCAACAATGCAGCCACACCCTGCGTTGCATTCTTATAGGGAGTGAAGGCAGCAAATTCCTCGTCGTGCTCGGAAGCATGGGCGAGACCGAAATCCTGTGGAGTACCCCGTGGCACAAGAACACGATACTCGTTGCCAGCTACACGCACCCTCCCCCATACGATGGTGGGGTTGCCAGCAATGTCGCGTCTGGTTTCCAGAGCAAACGCAGAGGCCGGTAAATTGGCGTAGCGGCGGGATTGTTTGACCTTACGCTCCCGTATGGCATCGGCTAATCTTTGTGCATTACGATTTTCAGCGTTAAACGCTTCCTCATCTATCCGAAAAGCAACTAGTTTCACATCATCAGGGTAAGTATCAAGAGCTACGTTAGCCCTCTCAACATCTTCAGAGGGTCCGCGTGGAGTAGTGGGGGTTTCGACAATCAATTCTCTCTTTGTTGGCGACCTCTCCACCGCAAACTTTACATCATCCTGTTGAATATCTATTGGAGGCCCTAATTCAGCACGATCTTTAGCAATGCCAATGTCATCGAAGGGCACATACCAGCCACTAATGGGTGCAGATAGATCAGCGTTAGGAGCGTCAGGAGTACCAAGAAGAGTTCCTAAATCTTCCCGTAACAATCTTGAGTAAACTCGATATGCATCACCCAAGGGATTTTCAAGATATCCTTCTGATGGAATCGTCAGAGCCTCAAGGGTTCTCAGGTTTTGAATAGTAGGATCATTATCCCACTCCCCAATGATGAAATTTAATTCATTCTCCTCATGTAGCTCTATCCCGGGGAGGCTAACAAAGTCCTGCTTTCTCCAAAATTTATCTAACGCAGTCTCAATGGGTTCTGGCTGGAAAAGAAGATCAGTTTGCGGGGTGCCCTGCAACCTGACGCGCGGGTTGCCATCATCATCCAACTCACGAACTGGTCTTTTGAGAAGGAGGTCGTCTAATTCATTAAATTGCGTAGACAGTCCCTCCCAATTAGGAGCGTAAACCTCGAATATTTCACTCCCATCATCCGCAAGCTCCGCGTGAATATAGCCAGTGTTCTCCCCCATAGAAGGTGGCAGCTTAACCTGCCCATTACTTACATGCCTAACCAGTTGAGCCATACCCTCGTGCGATATAACATAAGCGTCCCACACATAAAGCTCGCCCTTGTTATCGTAAGCAAAACGTAACTCGGCTCTCTTTCCCACACGCCCAACCAGTCCTTCAGCATGATCTCTCCTGTACTTTTGCGCCATCCTTGTTATCACATGTCGAGAGGGATTAATCCTTACCTCCTCAACCTCAGGCTCATAAGTACTGTGAGCGAAAGCTGCCGCTACTTCCTCACCAGTAAACCTTCTGCCGCGTGACCTCCCTACTTTCTCCTTATCTATGGCACTCATCTCCTCGTCGATAAGAGGATCCCCGATCATGGTGTCTTCGATAGGAAGAAGCCCTATTTTCTGAGGCGCAAAGGGGCGCTCTTCAATAGGCAGTGAGTCTGCCCGTTTGGCTGGGTCAATGCCGAGACGGTGGAAATTGAACCAAGCGTTGTTTCCCAGTGTCTCAGTAGCCAAAGCCCAGCGCGCCCACGGACTAGCCATCATACGCGCATGATTAACGTAGGCTGCCTTTCCCCCGAACTTACCCAACGAAAGAGGTGACATGGTGTGAGCGTAGTAGTCATGCACAGCCCGTAGCACATCATTGTACAACAAGAACGTGCCGTTCATATCGACACGCCCGCTCTGTTTTATGAGGGGATGGTTGGAAGAGAAGTCACTTTCGTCAGTCTTGAGGATATAGAGATGATTGTTGTTCATAACATCATCTCTCATGGCTGCGCTGTTAGCGTATGGCTCCCCCTCTCCCTCGAACACCTCTACCTTGACAGGCAGGGCGTCGAACTGACTAATCGACTCTCGCTGAAGTTCCGTATAGGCTCTTTTAACAGCAGGATTCCCGCTGTCATCATCCGGCATAGCGTCGTAGTTGTCGGCTATCCTCTCAAAGGATGTTCTTTCTTCTGGAGTGAGGGTGGTTTGTGGGACGGCAGTGGCAAAGGGCAGCCCACGCAGGAATTGAGCTATTCGGTGACTGGTTCTGTTTCCTTCGTGGTACGCCGGGAGACGAAGTGTGCCTGATATCTCTTGATACCCGTTTGTGGCGGCAAATCCACTACCGTAAGCCCAGAATCTTCTAATGCTTCTGTTAGCTCGTGATATGCTTTTTCCAAGGGATTGGCGGGCGCGGTTGGCTTGTTGTTGGAACTCTTGGATGGCGGCTGTGTCATTAGGATCTCCCCAGTAGTATGCCTCTAAATATGTATCAGTTACCGTTAGGCCGGGCAAGCCTGATGACTTAATGACCTCATCGATCTTTGCCCGCGATAATGGTTTAGGCAAAAGATAGCGAACTGCAATAGTGTTATACGACCCATCTGGATGAACGAACCCGGGAATGTTATTGTTGGGGTCACCATCCAAAACGTGGAGTTGTTCTTGATTGAAGTTGGTGGAGAACTGCTTGAGGGCAACCAGCGTATCCTGCCTGTCCGGTTCAGCAAAGCCCACCAGCAATCCAACTGATGGCTCACCCTCTCCCGCATAAACCCCCTGCGAGGGGAGTATCTGGAAAGTAGCTGTGGGAATACCGCTCAACAAGTAGGTCAGGGCATCAGTGGCAATGTCCTGCAACAGGTGAATGGCGTCTTGATTGCCCGTTTGGGCCTGCTCCTGTAAAGCAGCAAGGCCGGGGATCTCAGCATTAACGACCGACAGGTTGGAAGCTATCTGATTGACAGGGACATCGTCTATGCTCTTGACCTCGCTGCGGTCGAGAACGTCCTGATCCCAAATAACGTAGTTATAAGTACGACTATCGCGTAACTCTATCGACCCCGGGTCCGCTGACCATTCTTCTAAAGTCTCTTTTAAATCGCGAGCATCTCTGAGTGTAGATCTTAGATTTTGGGTATAGCGTCTATTTGCCGCTCTTCCTTTAGGACCAAAAGCAGGTTCTGTCGCTAGAGCAAGAGACGTTTGCAACCGTTCCACCGAAGCCGTGGCCTGCTCTAGCGCAAGATCAACATCCCCTGCGGTAGCACGCACAGCACGAGATGCTGCGAGATAGCCTAAATGGTACGGATTGTTTTCATCTATCTCTTCGCCATTATAAAAAACACCGATTGGTTTATCCCGACTCAACTGATCCCAATATCTAAGACCCGGAACACCTTCGTCAGCCAACGCCAAAGAAAGAACCTTCTTGGCCTCTCCCCGCTCTATGCCTTGTTTCTTCTCAATCGCCTCAGTAAGCGCGCGATAAATACCATTAACGGTTCTCTTGGGGTCCAACTGGTATGGTATGTACTTCTGAGGCACTCCGCTTACCACATTGGTCAGAGCCTCCTGCACTTCTGGAGATTGCTTGTCGAATGCCAGATCAGCATCCATAAACAGCGCCATGTCGGCATCTGGAACGTCTATTTCATAGAGGGTAGGCGCGTCTATGGCTGCCCTGACATCTGTACCAGCAGCAATCCATTGATCTATTAGTTGGAGTGCCTCAGAAGTAACTGCATCCGCTGCTGGTCCGATTTGATATACAAGCGAGTCTAACGATCCGCTTAAATAATCTCTCGCCAACTTTAATAACCGCTGTGGATCAGCACCTAGAGCTTTCTCTTCTTGTGGATTTCGATAACTACCAAAGAGATCGTTAAGCGCTGCTATTTTATGGCCCCGTTCATGGCTCACAATACCGGAGCTAAGGTCCACAGCACTGGGCCTAAGGTCTCCAGTCTCCCACCTACCCCGTAGAGATGGATGAGGAAGCGACCTACGCCCCCCTGCATACTCAAGAACCATTTGCAGAATGTAATTAGCATACGTTAATGGAGAAACCAGTTCCTCTAATGACGGCATTTCCGAGGCAGGCACCACGGGATAACGTCCCCCAACAGGTCTGAGGGGGTTGGGAAGAACGCCGCCTATTGCACCTTTGTATTCATCACCAAGATGTTGGAGACCCGGCTCTTCCCACGTTTTTTGAGGAACACCATCTATAACAATCTCCCTGACAGCATCCTGATTCCTCCACTCCTGCGCACGATCAGCCCTATAAGCCGCACCCGTATCCCGCACCTGCCCCGCATAATAACCCCACCCCTCCATAGTGGTGTCCTCTCCAGTACCCTGAAAAGCCAGATCTGGCTTGCCGAACACCCGATCCAAAGCCTTACCCCACGGCACGGGACTACCGCTGAACGCGCGCGCCTCTTTAACCCCCTCCTGCTTTTCCTTCTCAAGCTTCTTACTTAGACTTTCCTCCAGTTCCTCTGGGAAGTCCTCTGTTCGCGCCCCAGTCGGAATAAAGCCAGCAGGAGTGGGATCAATGATGCGATCAAACACTTGCGCGGCGTTGTAGATTTTGGCGTCAGCAAGACCCCCCTTCAAATTCCTGAAGAAATTGAGGATACGCTGCCATATTGTCAGGGGGCGGCCCTTGAGAAAGTTCTGCCCGCTGGCGTGTCCCCTGAACAACTCGGCAGCCACCTCTTCAAGCTGCTCCGTCTCAGAGAGATCGGAGTAAGTCTCGCGCACCACCTCCATGACGCTCTTAACGGAGCCATCGTCTCTAAGCTGCCCCGTCCAATGAGGAACTTCATTGGCCGCTTCTGTTAAAGCTTTTATATCGGCAGCATCCAATGTCTTCATATCGACCAGCGCATGGATGGTCTCGTGGTCAAGCAGACCAGCCATGTAACGAGCCATCCATTTGGGATTCTTGAGAGTGGCTGGAGGTAAGCCATCAAGAGCAATCAAGATCGCTCGCTTAACAGCGGCCTCTTGAGGAATAAATATCGCCTCGTCCCCAACCTTCTGACCATATATGCCAGCAATGGTATCGGTAATTATCAGTGGTACCTTGTCTCCTAGATTAGAATACGAGCCAAAGCGACGTAGCAGGTTCTTGCGTATCTGACTGAGGATGGCGGGGGTGATATCGGGCTTGATGGTGGCAGTCCGAACAGTATCGGTAAGAGTGGAGATATCTGGAATAATCTGCTTCTCGGCAGGACCGATGTCCACATGCACAGGATCAATAGCCGACGTAATGATCTCTTTGGTCTCTTCCAGAATAGCCGGTGCCTCTCCACCCACGTCTTCATCGACAGGACTGATACCCGGCAGGGCAGCAGGCGGCGTTGCGTCAATGGTTTCTTCTATGATGGGGGGTTCGGGGAGGCGGGTAGTCGGGATAGCTGCCGCAGTCTCATCCAGAATAGGAGGCTGTGGAATAGGCTCAAGAGGTATCGCTTCAGCCGTTTCTTCAAGGATCGCGGGCGGCGCGAGCGGCGGCCCCTCTTCTGCTACCGTTTCAAATTCTTCGGGGAGTCCTTCAGTGGGGTCGGGTGGGGGTACTGGATCCGGTGTGGGGCGAGCAAAGGGGCCACCCACGCTACCAACAAACCCACCAGTAAGGCCACCAATAGCAATGGCATTAGCAATATTCTCCACCCGCTGTGCCAACTGGATGTCTTCCGGGGAAGCGCCCGTAGCCTCGGTGTATTCACCCGTCGTCTCCTGAATGATCTGCTGCGCACCTTCGGTAAGCGCCTCTACAGTGAGGCCCTTCTTGCCGAACTGGAGCATCCGCTTGGCAACTGAGTGTGCGATTTTTTCTTTGGTTTTTTTCCTGAAGGGAGCAGTGAGGGCAGAGAGACCGGCCATATCCAAAGCGGCCATCGCCACACCCGGACCCAAAGCTATGCTAGCCGCCGTGTCAGGATCTACCTTTTCCTGCTCAACCAGATAATCATAAGTATCGCCATAGTTCTGGAGGAAAGATCCCGTACCAGCCCCAACACGCATCCCTACCCCTACGCCGATAGGGCCACCGGGTGCCCCTGCTATCCCACCAGCAACAGCACCAGCCAATGGCACACCTAAGGAAGCAACGCCTTGCCCTAATCCTTGACCGACGTAATCCAGAAAAGTATCAAGGTCTTTGATTTGAGTGAGGGAGGGGACGCGAGCAACAAAAGCTTCTTTATCAGGCTCTGCTTCAAAGTCACTGACGATCTCAGAACCCCAGTCAGTGACTGTATCTGAGCCAAAGAAACGACCCAGCCCTTCGATGGCGCGCCCAGCCAAACGTGGGTTCTCTTGGGTAAGAGTGCCCCAAAATGAGCCAGCGAATTGTTCACCAAACCCCGATTCGCTAGGCTGAGGAGGGGGAGCTTCGTAGGGGAATTGTTGATTGATGTACGCTAGAGCTTCATCTTGCGTAGCGTCATCAGGAAACGAGAACTGCTGCCCTTCAAATTCATAAAGCTGTGCCATTCAGCAACTCATCACATCTAGAATGGATAGACTTGTCGTGGCGCGGCAACAATGTCGCCACTGTTAGGATCACGAATAGTCGTGTGAACACCTGCTGCCGTCTGTGGAGCGACACCAGTAGCCGCTCTGATTTGTTCTAGTTCCTTTTTATATTCCTTTAATAGCTCTTTCTTCACCTTATCAGGATCATCTCCATACAGATCCTTTAGCCTACGTTCAACCCGTTTTCCTGCGAGGCTCCGTACCCACTGATGATAAGTTTGAAGGGAAGCCTTTGATGCAGCATAAGGAGATTGAGCACTGCCAGCGCCCCAAGCCTTTCTTATTGCTTCTCTTGCCCCGGGGAGGGGGTTACCGGGTTTACCATCGACATCCTCAAACCACCTTTTCCAATGAGGACTTTCCTTGTGGCTTGCTAATATATCTTCTTCAAATCTCTGATAGGCGTCTGGTTTTCTCTTAAGAGCCGCCGCCTGTAATTCCAATGTAGCCCGTGCCAAGTCCTCTTTAGCACCCGCCGCTCTGGAGGCAGCTAATCCCTTCATGCCCTCCAAGCCACCTCGTCCCAATGAACCAAGGGCAGTTGCTCCGGGCAGTTGCGCTGCCGCCGCCGTCCCAAATCCAGCGCGCGCTAAAAATTCCCATAGATTCTGTTGGTCTCTTTCTTTTTGGCCCGCCAAGAGAGCACTCGCAGCAGAGGGTATTCCCGCAGCATCATCAACAGTAGCGTCATCAAGTGCACCCGGCTTCCCAGCAGCCATATTCCTGAGAGCACCCTGCCTCCAACTTCCCGGCCCCCCGAAAGCAACGGTCCTCGCATAAGCTTCACCCATATCAGGAGGAGCAAAACCCGGCGGAGTAGATGCCGCTACTAACGGCCTCTCACTCTGACTCAGAGCTAACTGCAAGTTAGGTGGATCAGGAATAGGATCAGCAATTTTATAACCCCCGACAAAGGGCAATCCCCCAACTTTCTCAGCATAAATCCTCTTAAATGCTTCTTTATCCGCAGCACGTTGCTGCTCCATGTTTTTTCTGTATATCACATCGTTAATCGGGGCTGCTTCAGAAAAACGACCAGTCTGAATACCTGCAAGCTCTGGGACTAGAGGCTGTACTGTTGATGGCGGAGCATCAGGCGAACCAGAAAGCACAGTCTCTTCCTTGAAGCGTTCAGGAACCGGCAGCCCAAGCCGCCCCACTAACCGCCTACCCGCGCCCCCTAAATCAATTGCGCCTTGTAGCACTTTTTCACCTATGCCACCCGCCTGACCTATGCTTGTGCCAGATGCTGCTACCTGTGGCAGTCCACCTGTAGCTCCAGTTGTAGCTCCAGACATGAACTGCGGCGGAAGCCATGTCCCAGATAAGGGAACTGCTTCCTCAATTCGATTTAACCAATCCACGGCCATCAGCGTTTCATCAGGTGACACAATAGGTTGTTCAGCAAGCTGTACTGGAGGCTGTGCTGTAGGCACCGCAGAAATAGCAGCCTCTTCTTCTGTTAGCGGTTTATCCCCGGCAGTAAAGAAAACATTCCCGCCAATATCCACCTTATCAGGTGTCAAGGGCGTTGTGAGGTTGCCTTGAGAATCATAGAAATCTTTAAGACTCTTGCTAATAGTCCCTCGTTTGGCAGTTAAGGTGGGGTTCTCAAAATTGAGCGAGCCACCAACAGGATTCGCCGCATTGAACGACCGCCCATCAAAGAGCGCCCCCGACACGAAGTATCTCGTCCAGCCGCTTGCTGGTAAAAGCTTGTCTACATCATGTCCTGCCTTCCCCACTGGCTCAAATTGTTGTTTTGCTTCAAGAACTTCCTTAACACTATCCCCCCATTTGCCATCTCTGAGACGATTTATAATTACTGCCGTTACTGCAAATATGCCCTTTACATCATCCCCAGTTTCCTGATCAACAACCCTCGCAATTCTGTCTTTATCTTCATCAGTTAGGCTCTCAATCACCTCCTCAATAGACTTAACCCTACCTCCCTTAGCCATCCTCACAACACCACCTTGCTCCATCATCATGGGGGGAACAGCCTGACGGGCCATTGGTGGAGGCACTGCTCTGGCAAGAGCCTGCATCTGAGGAGGAACACCCGGTGACATCTGCCGTTGGGGTAGCGCCCTGATACCCTGCTGGGCTTGCGGGGGCATACGTCCCTGCATCATCTGAGGAGGAGGCCCCTGCATCATTTGAGGTGGAGGACGGCCCTGCATCATCTGAGGTGGACGGCCCTGCATCATAGCCTGCGGCCCCATTAGAGGACGGGGCTGCTGTGGTGATGCGCCACTAATAACATCATCAGCAACCGTAGTCTCCGCTTCCTCTACATCAGCCCTATAGGCGTCTTCCATACGCTTACGGCGATCCAACTCACTAATGATTAAATATGTATCAACAGCCCCGGGGTTCTGTACTTGCTGTAGCAAAACTTCCTTAGAAAGACCCTTCAGAATCTCTGTTATCTGTAAGATATTGGTCATAGCGCTATCCAGTAAGGGTTTTGTAAGCACCAAGAGCACCAAGGCCAGCACCAGCCAACTGACCCGTAAATGATCCCGGTGCTTGGTATTGGTAAACCTCGGACTGAGGTGTAACGGGCACTCCCTGTAATAGGCCAGCCAAGAACTGAAGCTGCCTACGCTCAAAGTCCCGCTGATTAAGGAAGTCCTGATAGGCCAAATCAAGGTTGGCCTGATCCATTTTCTGATAAGCAGCCCCCACTCCCTGCAACGCCCCAGCTTGAGAAAGCTGTTGCTGTAATATTTGAGGGTCCATTCCAGCGGCGGCAGCCGCAGCCTGTAATCCATACTGCGCCTCCTGCAACCTCTCTGCTCCCCCAAGTTGAGCAGCCTGTACGCGAGCAGCACGATCCCGCTGGAACTGATCCATTGCCTGCTGTTGAGCTAAACGAAATCCCTCCGAGCGTTGACGGCTTTCAAGATCGCCCATACGCTCCTCGAATTGACCGCGTGCCAATGATTCTTCCACGGCAGCACGGCTTCCCGTGCGCGTTCCACGCCCCACACGGGCAGCTTCCCTTTGCTGGGCCTGTAACCCAAACTGCGTTTCAGCACTCCTCCGCTGCCCACCAAGAACATCCTCCAAATAGGGATCAAAATAGTCCTTATAATCATAAGATGGCCTGTATTCCCCTATAAGCCCGCTGTAGCCCTGTGCTTGAAATGGGCGTGGTCCGAACCCGGCAGCAGGAGAAGGCCCCTCAGCACCCCCTACAGGAGCCTGAGGAGGCGCCCCCACCTCACCAGCAGGGGGTGGGGGAGCATACGGACGGTTAAGAATATTGGAGTAATAGTCCTGCGCAGCGTACATTCCCTGAGGAGCGGTTGCGCCTGCCTGTGTCTGCAACCCAAATCCTAGGCTCTGCTCCGGTGCAAATGGGGCAATGCGTGGTCCCGGGTAACCCAAATAGGGCTGATCGGTAACCGTTTCGCCTCGCGTTAAAAGACGCTCGTAGTAAGGCTGTGCGTATTCGGGAAGACTAGTCTGTGTAACCGTGCTCTTAGTGGGCGTAGGGTTGACACCCCCGCCACCTCCACCTTTACTCATAGCCTTTCTCCGTAATAAAGAACGTCGCGTTCCATCCGATGTCTCTCAATGCGCGAACCCATCCCCTGCGTCCCGTCAGTTCAATGCCTGCGCAACCATGATCCATACCCCACCTTTGCAGCATCTCATCAAGATCCCCCATCCATTCCATTAAACGGGTGCCACCCAGAAACTGGCCCGTCAGCATTCTCTTGCGCGGGTACTGCGTGAATGTGGTGGTACATGTTGCGATAATCTCGTCCTCATCCAACACCACCCACAGGTGGCTCTCTTGTGTGACTACCAAATGGTACACATCCTCAAGAGTGAACCTTCCTAAGGACTGCTCCACAGCAGGCTTGAGCAACGGAGCGACTTCATCCCAACACTCCGCCACCCTATCGTAGGGGACAATGGAAACCTTCACGCAACCCCTACTTCTTCAAAGACTTCCTCAACCCCTTCCTCGCCTATGTAGTTGGGGCGCTTGATAGTTCCATGTGCCATCATCCTTAGCTTATTGCGCGCCGCATCCAACCGCCTAGCTCCTGCCTCGGTATTGCCGTCACCGGCCAATGCCACATCATCGGCAGACCAGATGTGTTCACCGCTGCTCACATTAATCGCCTCCCTGCCGTCGATGTTACCTCGCCGCAAGTCGTCACGGCCACCGTCTGCACCACGAACAAGGCCCTCGTGCGCACGACCCAACCCCCTTGCGCGCTCTTCCTGTATAATTATACGGCGCAGTCCCTCGAAAGCACCGGGACCAAAGACCTCGGCAAAGCGGGTGATAGCTATTTCAGGCTCTGGATGGTCACCTTTTATGGCCGCGATAGCCTGTTGAGTGACATCTTCAATCAAAGCCTCAGCGCCTCCCGCTATGGGAAGGGAACCAATGCCGCCTTCAGCAAGCTCCGTAGGCGCTTCTACCGGGAGATCGGTTATGCTGCCCTCGACCTCTTCAACTGTTTCGGTCTCTTCAACCTCGTCATCAATGGGGAGAGACTGAAGGCCGCCAGCTTGAGCGTATTGCGTGTAACCCAAACGATGGGGGTCCATGATATTAGGATAGAAGAAGCGTCCCTCGGGACCGTAGCCATACTGGGTCAAGTCAGCAGTCTGAGCTAATTGTGTGGGCCGACGGGTGTCGGGCACAAGTCTGGGATCGCGATAGGTTCCACCTGTACCTGACGTAGGCAGAGGGCCAGTATACTTAGGTAGCATAGCCTGTTCGGCAGCCATCCCACCCAGTCCACTAAACGCCCCAGCAGCGGTAAACGGATTATCCAACATAGACGCAGTCATTTTTTGAGCGCCACTTTGAATGCCAGATAGCCCCGAACCCCCAGCAAACTGGGGAGCACCAAAAGTCCTTTGATAGTCAGCGAGATTATATGACCCAGTCAAGGGATCTGTTCCCTGAGCAACCATTTCTTCTATTGGAAGAAATTGCTGACTGGCTCCAAGACCCCCCTCACCCACAACTTGACCTGCTTGAAGGCTACCAGCTTTAATTGGCTCATATCCCGTTGGTGCGCCACCTAAAAATTCCGCACCTCCTCTGAAAAGACCAGCAGTTACTGCCGTCCCTAATCCTGCTAGTAGCCCCTTTTTGAGAGGATCTTCTTCTCCCAGCATATAACTCTGTGCAGCTTGTCCAAGCCCTGCACCAGCCCCCGTTGCTAAAGCCCCTCCTAACCACCCAGCAGGCCCCAAGGATGCACCCAACATACCCCCTAACAACGGCCCCAAGAAATTCTCAGGCAATCCAGTATCAGGGTTCCTAGTGACTCCCCCCAGAGAAGCAAGTCCCGCCACTTCATCGGGGCGCATATGCATGAGCATGGTGTCGCCGCCACGTCCTTGGCGCGCCACCTGTTTGGCTTGGTTGCGTAGCCCCATCAAACCGCCTCCTTGTGCCACTTGGGGCCGATAAAATAAATCACTAGGCAACCCCCTAAAGCCCGCTGTAGTAAAATCATAACCCTCATACGGCTGCGGGTTAAAAACCTGTGGCCCATAAGGATCACGGTAGGTAGCCGCCTCTTCCAAGGCAGGCAGAGGTGGAGGACGCCGTAGTTGAGGTGGGAGAGGTTCATCATCTCGACCCCCAAAGTCTTGCGGTGGCGTTTGCAATCCCAATTGTGCGACAGCCGTCTCCGCATATGGATCGCCTACACCACGACGCTCTTTAAAACCAAACTGAGGATCATTCTCCGCCCTATATGGACCGAATCCAAAAAAATTCCCAAGCCCTCCGAGCCAACTCTCCTCCTCAAGTTCCGCTTGAGCAATAGGTAGAGAGAAAGGACGACCCGCACCTTGAAGCCTAGCAGCAGTAGCTGCCTCAATAATATCCCCTACCCCTTCTGAAGAGAGTCCCCCTGTACCACCACCACCGCCGCCACCATAGTCGACGCCCCAGCCTTCCGGCCCACCATAATCAGCACCAATATCAGCAGGAGCAAACCCACCCCCGCCACCAACATCAATGCCGTCCCAATCTGTTCCAGCGCCGCCGATATCTTCTGGCATTGTATTTCCTAACTTGTTGTAACCGTTACGGTTCCAATTGCACTAGCTGCCGAAACGGAACCTGAGTATCCTACATTAACAAGCACGATCTTCAATGTGCCACTGTCGTTAAAAACAGAACCTGTCGCCAACTGAAAGCCACTCGTGGGCAAGTCCGTCAGCACCAACGTAGTGCCGCGCAAGGCCCCCGGGTTGGCTACCTGTTGCACGAACGCATTAAGCGTCCTCACCAGATCATCGGCATATGCCCTCTCATACCCTTCTGGCGGGGAAGGGAAGACCGGCAGGCCGCCCTTGAAGTTCATCTCCTGCCATCCGGCCTTATGTTAAGGCGCGGTACTCCCAGCCTCCATTGCACGCCAATCTCGGTGCTCGATACCCTGAGAGCAACGCCGCGCCCTCTAATGCGGACGTGCAACTGGTTGGTGAACTGCTCCACAGGGGTGGTAGCAGTACGGGTGGCCGTCTCATCCTGAGATTCATCGTAGGCAGCACCGGGATAGTTACGCGCCTTGATGGTGAACGTCGCCGTGGGGTCCATAGATGTCGACCCATCGAACGTGAGGTCAGGAAGGACGCGGTCCACGAAACTGACGCTATCCCCCTGCCCTATATCAAACTGAGAGCTTTCAATATAAGAATCAATAGCGGAGCCATCGTCGTCATTCCCATTCTCGTGGTTATAAAGATAAGGCGAAGCAGTCGTCCCCGTTGCCTGAGGGTAGGTTCTGATGCCCCTGTCGATCCACGCTGTTCTAGCTAACGACCCATAATACCACAGGTTTTCCCCATAGTTATAGACAACATACGAATCGTTTTCAGTCGCCGTGGACGACGGATAAAACCATATAACCTCCGTAAACTCTGAATTGACCCCCGCATAGATGGTCCGCAAGAGATTAGCATTAAGGTTGCCGAAGACCTTGAAGCGCACCGCACACGGGAGCGCCTGAACGCGCCCATCGTAACGATAGAAGGTATCCCTGCCCATCCAGAAGATGAGGTCGTCGACACTGGCTACGGCATTGGGACCAATAATCGTAATGGCCCCCGAAATCTGGGCCAGACCAAACGTATCGGGAGGTCCGAGAAACGTCATCGAATGAAGGGAGGTGTCAGTCCATATCAATATTTCTCTTTTGGTTTCAACGGCCTTGACGAAAGTAGAACCCGATCCAAGAACCAAATCACCGGCAGTAGTGGTCTCGTCAATATCCCAATTAATCCTGCTGTCCTGATCGGACCAACGGACAAGAAGGGGATCTTGAGCAGAAGAACCCACGGCATTGCAACCAAAAGCAATAATGTGGCCGTCCCTATCCGAGGTCAGTATCTGCTTGGCAACGGTGGGCACGTTGCTGGCGTCCGTCTCAGTCGCCAAATCAACAGCCGCAGTGAGCAGACCGTTGTCCCTTTCCCAGACATAAATAGCGCTATCCCTCACGTTAGCAAGAAGGTCTTCGCCATAGTTATCCTGCGACCACAGAGGTAGCTCAGTTCTCACGGCGATCTCCGCAGGATCTCCCCAGCCAATAAAGGCCCTCGCATCCTGTACAGGTGCGGCATCGGCATGAGTAGCTCCCGTTGTCCCCCTAGTGCCCCGGGTTATTCCAGTGAGATCATTAGTCGAAACACCCGTATAAGTGATCAGTTCATTATCTACGAGGATCACCCCGAGATAAGTAACAGCATCAGAAGCCGTGTGAGGAGCAGCAGTCGTACCAAAAGCGCCCCGAGTTAAGTCACTGAATACATTACCAGACAGGGTTTTGTAGCCGATAATCTCTGTGTTAATCGATACCGTTCCGGCTGCCGCAAAGCCTGTCGAGCTAGCCACTGTAAACGACGTGTCGGCATCCGTTATACCGTCACTCAAGGTGGTGCTACCCGCAGCAAAGTCAGTAGCGCTCGTCAGGGCAATATTCGACGTGGACGTTGGACTTGATATCGCGCCGTTTAATGTGGTGGAAACAGCACCAGTAACAGCACCGCCCCACAAGCCAGCACTCCAACCAGTACCGCCAGCGGTCGAAGCAGGGCCAGTATTGATCTGATACGTCGCTGTGAACGCATCTCCTCCCGAACCAGTTCCGGTCGAGGTTGCGGCACTCCCCACGGTAATGGTGTAAATATTGGCATCGGTAACACTTGTTATCTGGTGCTCCGTGTTAAGGTCGGCAGCAAGGATTCCGTTGACCGCACTAAGTCCGGTAAACGTCACAAAGTCATTCTGTATAGCACCATGTCCTGAATCCGTAACCGTTACCGTCGTCTCCGTGTCAACTGTAGCCAACGCCGCTGCCGTCAATGACGCCGTCCGTCGAATAGGAGTAATGTCGTAAAACGAAACACCCTCTTGAATATAGAGCTTGAGGTTCGTCCCCACCCCTAAGAAATCAGAGCCATCATTGGCAACCCAATTGTGCAAAGAACGGCACGCCCCTTGGAAGGTTGAAGAAGAAACCTTCTGCCAACCACCAAATTTTTCCGGCAGGCCGAAACGAAAGCGAACCATATCCCCATCAAACCACCCTCCCTCGTTGGCATAGGAAGTCGTCTCCGTCACGATACCGGGGCGGAGGGTGATGTTCTGCAAGGGCATTAAATCAGTCCAGTGGATCGGGCCAGTCGTGCATGGGAGCGTTGCCGTCATCAGGCGCGACAAACATATTCTTCAGCCCAGTGACTGTCTTCTTTGCGGCAATGGCCTTGGTGATCTTCTTCTCCACCGCCCTCACCGCAGCACGATATGTCGCCACGTCATCGGGGATCGCTTCCTCTGTCTCTGTCTGCCTAATGACGTACCAGTCAGTAGACTTCAATAAGCTCAGAGCACTCTGCGCTGTACGCTCCGTGTGTTTTTTCCTCAACTCATCCATCGGCTTAGGCGTGACGTTGTCCCACACACGCACCACCTTCTCGGATTGGATGTCGTAGCGCTCTCCCCTGTAAGTGTAGAACTCGCTGTCTTGATGCTGGATCTCCAACGGGAAGACGCCGATGTTGGCAAGCTGGTGTTTGTCCCATGCACGGAAGATCGCCGCCGGGTGCTGTATCTCATCAATGGTGATGGCTTGAGCGCCATTGATGATTTTGATGACCTGATTACCCTTACGCACACACCACATAACTCACCTCGCTACGTCTTGTTTGCCTTTACAACTACCTTTTTCAGATGCTCTATCTCGCTCCTGAGCGTGGCTAGTTCTCTGGTATCCTTCTCCAACTTCTCGGGACTGAGGATGCTGCTCACTATATCCAGCCTGTGCTTAAACAATCCATTGGACTGTTCGATTGAGTCGAGACGATTATCCAACTCTGTTTTGCTCTTGAACAACACCTCCACTCTTTCCAGCAGACCGTTGATCTTGTATTTGGCAATCGCCGCCGATCCTATTATCGCCGCCACCATCGCTGCGAGGGATATGAGATTAGAGGTTGTAAGCTCCATCTCTACCTCGCTCTTGCCTGTGCAACTCCTGAACCTCCAAACGGATTTTCCGCAAAGGCAATGTAGATATAATCAGCAGTGTCTGTATTTTGGAATGTACTGCGGAGTTTGAATCCATTTGCTAAGAAATCCTGCGTTGCACCTGTATTTGTTCCATCAGTATCATCAACAACTAAAAAATCATCAAGTGGGTTAAATGGATCTCTCTTATTATCTACTAAGGTATAACTACCAACAGCACTAAACTTTTTCTGAAACAAATAACTAGGACGAAACCCCGTACAGACAAACGGACCGTCCGCATCACCATTACCGACATAGCTTCCGAAAGAGGAATATCCTTCAACGGGAAACCACGCATAGAAGACATATTCTTCAACTAAATTAACAGCATTATTATTTAAATTTTTTGCAAGAGTTATCGTTGTTGAAGATACTGCACTTATATACCCAGCATTTGGAGTTACTTCGGCACCATTATGATCTATTTGCAGGATCTTATTAGCGGATAATGAAGTATGCCAAAGAGTCCACGAACTAGACCTCTCAAGAGGTTTCACTATAACCAATTCAGGGGTAACCCCAAGTCCGTGACCTATCGTAGAAGAGACAGCGGCATTATCACCTGTATAAGTACCCATCGAAAATCCGGCAGCGGTATTTGCCCTGATCGTAGTCGTAATGGCACCATCCCCGTTACTGGTTTCCGCACCATCATTCGCCCATTGCCACAGAACATAACTTTCGGCAGACGTATTAACTGCATCCATGTTTCCTATCTGTACACCCTGCTGAAGGAATCGTTGTACAGAATTAGTATCGGTATCTTGACCGTCAGTAGTATTACTTTCTACATAATTATAAATTCCAGTTACCCTCGTCTGAAGGATATGATTATCAGTAGCATCCCGGTTCTTGATCCAAGAGAAGCCGGTGATGCCAGCGGTGTTGGCTGGTAGGTTGTCCTGTTGGAAAGCTAAAAAATCTGTTGGTGGTGTATATCTGAAATACCCACCGGCAGTAGCATCTAGTGTCGTTGTCGCCCCATCGAAATAACGCCACTGACCGAAATTAAAAGTACAGGTATGACTAGCATTAAAAAGCAACTCTATAGCCCATTTCGATATATTCGGACCTCCGAATATTCCCGTTATGGCAGGGTTTGTGCCAGCACTAGGATCACCGCTACCCATCCACGTATCATTTTTTGCAAACCACATATGTCCCGCATCTAAATCCATTGCGATTTGAAACACATCTCCAGATACATAACCCGTTCCGAAAGTTGTAAAGTCACCCCTCACATTTTTTTGCCCTGTAGACCCTGATGTAGTACCACCAGCACTATCATAATTTCTGTATCCAAATGCATTTTCGCCATAAATACTATTATCCGCAATTAGATTGTTAAGATCAATAATTCCAAATGCCATTGTATTAGCGCCAACCACCATCGTATCTATTCCAATTTCAACATACCATTTTCCGGTAGAAGCACCCATAAAAGCAGGGCCAGAAGGATTACCCGATGATTGCGTATATGTTAAGTTTCCCTGCGTTAATCCCGCTGCTAGAGGTTGTATCCATGATATGCCGGTACTATCCCAACCACCATCCATTACATTAAAGTTCTGTGACGGCGTGTCGTACATCTGGTTGCTGCCGTTGGTGCTGTCCAGATTAGTTTCGGCCCAATCATTACCTTCACCGGAGGTATCATCACCTAAATTATTTTCAGAAGCATAGGCAAGGTAAGTGCCGTTGGTTCCAAAGGTTAGACCTGAAACATCCTTTGGTATCCAACGACCTGTTGAAGTATCAGTCTCACCAAAGCTGGAAGCAGCGTAAGCCGTTCCATCAATAAAAACAGTTTCAGCTAAATATCCATCATAGGGTATATCCCCCGCTGGTTCTCGTTGACCTATTCCGTGTTCAACATTGGTTTGTACGCCACCCTCAAAATTTAATGCTGGATTCGTATCCGTTGAAAAATTGGTAAGTTCCACCCCATCATAATATATCCGAACTCTGTCACCTGCTGTGGCATCGGTAGTATCCCATGTCAGCACGATATTGTGCCATGAACTTGTATCTAAAAATAATCGGTCTGTGGCGAGATAAGTAGTACCTCCAGCATTAAATTGAAGTGTATTAGCACTTCCAAATATAAGAACACCAGAATTAGCTGTGGTTGCACCAGAAGCTGGTTGTGTCCCAAATATGTGTCCGTTAACATCAACTTTCCCTCGTTTTACCCAAGTTGAGAACGTCCACGTTTTTCTATCACTAGCATCAAAGGTCCGGCTTAAAAAATCACTGTCACCACTATCAAACCTACAAGAAGCACCAACAGCAAACGTATCGGTGAAGGGTATGAAGTTACCTACACGCTGACCAGCGCCGTTGCCTTCATAGAGTATGGGGAGGAACTGATCTGTGGGTTTGGTTATGGTTGGGGCTGCAAGGTTAGCCGTGCATATAGGAAGATGGTCTGTAGCTGGAGTATCGTCAAACCCAAATTGTCCGGCGTTAATATTCGATATTGTAGTGCCATTATTAGTAAAATAGAGAGTGTACGGCCCGGTGGCTAATGTCATGCCAGAATCAGTGAATATATTTGAACCATCGAAAGATCCTGCAATAGTTCCGTTATCAAGATCTATATCCACCGCCACCCGCTGTCCAGCAGTTACTACCGTCAAACTGCCACTTTGCTCTACACCTCCCAACTGCGTCATTCCATCACCTGAAGAAGGCTTCATGAACCAGTTCCAGTAGCCACTAGCACTTGGATTGAAGGTACTGAGAGTGGGTGTTAGTCCAAGTCTATGATGACCACTACCACCAAGAGTTGTCATAACAAATTCTATGTGCCATTTCCCAGTAAGTATAGGTGTTGTAGTAAGCGGTATAAAAACATCGCCACTGGCTATAGCTATTACTACTTTAGTATTCCCCTCACTCCAAGTCACTTCAGAAGCATAACCACCAGGAGCGGTGTAAATAGAAGACCCTGTACTATAATTCCCAATCGTCGTGCCGCTATCGGTGGGACTGTCGAGGGTTTGGTTTGATGCAGACATACTAGTTGTTGTAAAGTCGTTATCATTACCAGATACGTCGTTACCTAAATCGGAACTGTCTTCAAAATCCAACCAGAAACCATTTGTACCAAATGTTAAATCTGTAGGATTAACTGGTATCCAAACTCCATCCGAATTAAATTCCCCAAAATCACTAGGAGACGCTTCCACGCCATCAAGCATTACTGTCTCAGCCATGTACCCATCAAAAAAAGCATCTGTTAGTGTTGTATTTCCCGGTACTCCTTGAAGCACGGCACTAGAATTAATGTAACCATTAACATCGGCAACAGCTACATCAACTGTTGTGGCTGTCTGCACAATTCCATTTATATAAAACCTTACTCTGGTATTAGCCGCATCTTTCGTCACCATGTAATGTGACCAAGCAGTTGGATCTCGTTGAATTGCGGTACAATATATTTTACCTTTTTCTACACTCCCAACAGTTACATCCCACGCAAACCGTAAAGCAGAACTCACGGCTCTAAAAGAAAGACGTTCAAAATCATTCCCTGAAGTTCCGGCAATATAAAAATTACCTTCATTGGTGAAGTCCGATCCCAACTTCATCCACGTTGAAAAAGTAAACACCTTTAAATTATCTGCTGAACTCCCCGGCGTATAAGTCATAACGTCGTTAGTACCGTCATACCATACTGAGTTATCAATCGTATAGGCAGCAGCAACAGTAGTGCCGCTAAAGAAGCTGCTTGATCCAAAAGGTCCAGACATTTTAGGTCACATTCGCTAACGCTAACTGTGGAGTGCCGAGAGCTATCTTGTCAGCAGCCCAGCAGAAGTAGGGGATGACATCGATTGCCGATGCCGCTGTTGAGATCGTAAGACTGGCACCGGGAGCATAAAACTGAGTACCAATAGAAAGCGTTCTCGATCCCGATCCATCCTGCTCGAAGATGATCACCCCCGATTGCCCGATGCTTTCCGTCGTTGGGTTAGACAGCGTCACGTTGCCGGTGGCCGTCAAATAGAAGTTCTGGTAGGTATCGAAGTCGAGTGTCGTAGCGCCTGTAGTGGTGGCATCAACAAACACACTTGCATAAGCGCTATTGGCAAAGGCCACCTTACCACTGGATACGATGCGCATGACTTCGGCGGCAGTGGCTCCCCCTTTCATGGTTTTAAAGACCATGTCGAAGTCTTCTGCCGTAGACGTTACGTCGGTCGTCAGCGACTGAATGACGCCCCCCGTCTCGTTATTACCAGCACCAGTCTCGGTGATGAAATCCATGCCCACACCGATACCGGCAGCGGGCGATCCACTACTGGTGCGTGTCAAGGTGAGGGGATTGAGGACGGTAGTGGTGCCAGAATCCTCTTTACTCAAAACAGCCCCGGCGCTTCCCGTGATGCCACTGGTAACGGCAAGGGTAGAACTCAATGTCGTCGCTGCCGTGACGCCCAGCGTCGAGCTAAGAGTTGCCCCACTGGTAACAGCCAGCGTACTCCCTAGGGTAGCTGCCCCGTCAATGGCAGCCGCTCCGGTGCATTCAAGAGTGGCTATCTGAAGATCGGCCAAGGCATCCAAAACCGCAGCCCCAGCACCTGCACCGTCGCAGTATACGGCTACATTCTTGCCATTCTGGATAGTGACGTTGGCTCCAGCCCCCTGAGATACGTCTATGGTGCGGCTGGCAGAGAGGGCGTTCTCCATAATAAACCACGCCGTCGTCGTATTGGGTTCGATGGTGACAGTGCAATTTCCTCCAATATCCCCCGAATCCGCGAACTTGAGAACACGAAACATCCCAGCTTGAACATTGGATGTACCGCTGCCCGGCGAAGCCTCGCGCACAGTAAGAGTGTGGGATGTGCTGGACACCGTCACTGGAGAATACGCAGCGATCCGATCTATGATGTCCCAGTTGTAATTGGAGGTGGTTCCCCAAGTGCCAGCTTGGTCGCCACTCCCCATTTCCTCAATGCCTAAGTTGGTCGTGTATGAACTTGCCATTTTTACCTCACGCTGCTCTGCTTCCTATTTCAATCCAGTCTGGTGTCTGACTGGGCACAATCGGCTCCCAAATCACCGGGTAATTAAGAGTGTGGGTTGCCTCGACCCCCGTCACGCTGAAGATAAATCCGGGGGCGGTAACCGTTCCTATAGCACCCGCAGCCTCCACACCCGTAGGCTGTACAACCACACCGCCGCCTTCAACCACCGTCTCACTGCCCGTCGCCCCCGCAGCCGACACCCCGGTAACCGCAATGTCGGTTCCCCCAGCCACGGTAGAGCTACCAATAGCGGCAGAGATCTCTTCACCAGTAGCCGTAACAAGAACATCCCCACTAACGCTTTCAGTGCCGGTAGCGAACGCTCCTTCGACGCCGCTCTCGACAATGGTAACGCCGGTTCCTTCACCTACCGTATAGGTGCCAAACGAATACTGAGCCTGAACACCTGTCGCAGTAACCGTAACCCCCGCACCCTCGACAACGGTCGTCGTGCCGATACCCGAAGCAAAGGTAAGAGTAGCCAGACCGCCTGTGTTCCACGCCCCCTCGTTCCAGCCGGATCTTCCCCAGCCGGTTCCAAAGATAATGGTGACGGCAGCCATGACTTTACGCTAGACGAATGATGGCGTTGTTCGCGTCGTTGGCGGGATACTGGATGGTGAAGTCACCCGCTGAAGACGACTTGTCTCCGCCAAAGTCGAGCACAGCTACCGATGGATCGGCGTCATGGGTGACATCTCCGCCAGTCCCAGCGGTGCTGAGAGTGGAGTTGTAGATCACGGCACATCGGGCATTTGAGATAGTGGACGAAGCCCACGTCGTATCAGCGAAGTCGAGAAACGCCGTGGGTACGGAACTGCTGTTGTCAGACAGCCCAAGAGTAACGCTTCCAAGCGCCTCCCCGCCAGCCGAATAGGCTGTTCCTGTAACCTCGTTGGTCGCCGTATACCCGGTCAGGTCTTCATTCGCATCGGTCTTGCTCGACGTGAACATTGCGATCTTGAAAGTGTCAGCCGCAATCACACTGGCCCCGGTGCGGGAATGGGACATCCAAAAGTGGATGCCAGCCGTTATCTGTTCCTTATAGGAACCACACATCGCTTGGTTAATTGCCATCTAAAGTCTCCTTATGATCTCTGCTTCCTCGTGGAACCCTTCCTTCTTCAGAACATTCCACAGCGTGGTACGGTCACTAGCGATAGCTCTCTTCATGTACTCCGTAATGACCGCCTTGACCTTCTCACGGAAGGCGAGAGCCTGCTCACGCACATGAGGCGGTGCATCCTGCGAAATAAAACAAATCTTATTGACAGCCATCTCGGCTATCTCTTCGGGGGAGTGTCCTCGATCAGTCGTCGTGAACACTTTAACCGCACCGATCTCCCCGGTGCCTACCGATCCTTCCATCAGGTCACCGCAATGCGAAGCTGACCTGACCGGAAGACATCCTTGCGATCCCTTCCCTCACCGAGGTTCTTAACCCTCGGCAAGGTCTCTTGATAGCGCGTCTGATAATAGGTCAACAACTCTGCATCGCCCTTCATAAAGATATAGGCTTCGATCAACGAAGCGTAGAGCAATGCGTCGTAAGCATTGGTGCCGAGCCACGTTGTAGTGTTGCTCGAAGAAAGTCCATCTGGCTTATAAACATAATGGAACTCCATCGTGTAATCGGCATCCGGTACAGGAGCAACCAAGAGATTGGTATCGTCAAAGATGGAATAATAAAGAGGCCGTCCCGTCTCTGTGGTGTCGGGGTAGGACTCCTGAAGAAAGTTCACGTCCTTGTTGAGGAGGAAGTAGTAGGTATTGGACGACACCACCGACAGCGAGAAGGGTGCCAGAAAATCGTTAGGCAGCGCCAGATACTTGTTCGCAGAGGTCAGCGTTCCCTGCGTGTTTTTCCTGAACACGGGCAACTGAACCTCGAACAGGATCCTCTGTTCGGCATTAGAAATGAACTGGTCTATCTGCGATACGAAGACCGTTTCGGTATTGTCCGTGTAATCTTTGATCGCCTGCACCAGTGTCGAGTAAGTAAGCGCCATCTCATCAACTCGTTGTAATCGTTACAGTGCCAATAGCGGAATTGATCTGCATCGTCTCCAGTCCCTGAGTCCCCAAGACCTCGGCACTGTTGCCATCCCCCACGGGATCCCACGCAAACAGCCCACGACCAGCAGTCCCTCCATTGGGACGGGGATCGAACAAAGCCTGAGGATCGACAATGGGAATAGCACCCACCCAGTTCTGTGGTTGATCGGGATCGAACACATCCTGACCCACCCTCAGCCCTGTACGCATTCCCCTCTGAACTTCATAAACCAGTTGGCTCAAGGGATAACGGAAGCCCGTCTTGTCACAATACCCATAAGCATACTTGCCGCGCGCATAGGGATAGCTCATGCCGAATAGTACTCAGCAAGTGGGATCAACCTAAAGGGAGCCTTGACCCTGTTCTCTTCGGCAGCCAATCTGAACTGTTCCTCGTATTCCTGCTTCAACATAGGCACCCGTGGTGCCGCTTCTGGCTTCTTGATGGCGATGTAATAAGCAAGACCTGCCACCATCGCAGGAAGGAAAAGAGCAGGGATGTCGTAATTATTTGAACCCTTGGTTCCCGTATCCGTCATTCGCCTGACGCGCCAGTAGACAAACTGGGCAGTGGTGAAGGTTGAACTGGCGGTGGGGTATATATAAATGGTGGGGGCTGTGCGCTGACGGTCAACCCAGTACTGGTTGGGACGCCCCTTCTCCAACTTGTCAGGGATAGTTGCGTAGGTAACGGGTGATACGCGCGAGATGGACGAGTCAATTTGAAGGGTGGCATTGGATGGGTCTGTCCTCACCACGGCCTCTATGATGTCAACGGTATCATCCGGCAGGCTATAGGACGCGGTTCCCTCCGTGAAAGCAAAGTAGCCCTCTTCGATACACCACAGATTAAGCCCACGGTTCTGCCACTCAAGGCCCATCAGGTTGAGGCTGCGGCGAGCCGTCTTTAGATCGTAACCGCTGCGCATCTCAAGCCCTGCGCGCTCGAACGCTTCCTCGGCTATCTCGTTTATATCGAGGTTGAATGTGGCAGTCGTCTCTACAGCCATGAAAGCCTACGCCTTTTTCTTACGAAGCTTGCCAAGAGTCACAGCGAGGCGCGCCCTCTGTCCTTCCTTGCCGCCCTTCTTAGCGGCTGCCCGAAGTTTCTTCTTGGGGATAGGCTTGCCCTTCTTAGCTCCCAGTTCCTTGCGCAGCGCGCCCTTGTTCTTGGTCGCGTCCTTTATCCAGTTCTTTTTCGTAGCCATAACGCCCTCACCTGTTCTGGTTGTTATAGCGCCGATTGTATGAACTGGCCGCACCGCCTCCTTCAAAACCACTCCGACGCCCAAGACGCTTGTCACGCTCGAACATGGTCTCGCCTGCCTCACGCACGGGAAGGGCACCACGACGGCCCAACTCACCCGCCATCGTCCCACGCCCCGTCTCCGTGAGACCACCGAGGTAACCGCCAGCCTGCATAAGGACAGCACTATCGTCCTCACGCGGAAGCCGGGTGAGTCCGCCTATCGCGTAACCGTCACGAGAATCTCTCTTCGCCATAATCGACTCCTAAGCCATCGGCCCGTAGGTGAAAAGACCCTTAGTCTGCCTGATCACCTTACCGCCCTTGTTGTTGCCATAAGCCGCGACACGCCTCTTCTTGGCTTCTCCTACGTCGCCGCCTGTTCCATCGACCTCAACAGGCATACTGCCATACGCTTCGTCGGTCTTGACCTTGTTGAGAGCCGCCGTTTTTGGGTTCAATGTCGGCATCATGCTTTCCTTTTCTTGGCTTTCTTTTTCTTGCCCTTGTCCATCGTCTTGACAGCAGCATAGGCCCTTCGCCCAAGCGCCTTCTCCTCGCCCTTGCTTTCCTTTGCGCGTGCGGCCAGATTGCCCTTGGTGCCGCGATGGCGCTCCCCCAAGGACATTTTAAGGCGGGAGCCGAACTTTCCCTTACCCTTCGTAGGTTTCTTGGTCGTCTTTCCTTTCTTACGCATAACCCTGTTCCCTTCACTGTTGGCAATCGCCAATGCCTGTTTGCGATTGGTAACCTTCTTGCCGGAACTACTCTTGAGAGTCCCGCGTTTGAACTCGCCCATGACGATGGCGATCTTGTCGTCCCTCGTCGTCACTGGATTCCCCGCACGACAATGGATATCAAAGCCGACACGATAGCCACGTTTGATACCCAAATCACCCGCTCTAAACGAACCAGCCTACGTTCAACCGACTCCCAGCGCACAGCACACTCGCGCTCGTGCGCCATCAGTTCAGCGGCAACGTCCCGCTCCGCCACCGATGCCATGACACTACCCGTCGAACATGAAGGTGACGGAGGACAGAAGGTCTGTATCCACAGGCATATCCATACTCATAGCGGTGGCAAAACGAATACCCGTACCACCGATGTTGGGATAATTGACGCTACCGTCTGTCTCGCCGGGATTGAAAGTGAGGCGAGCCGTACCCGAAGCGGAAGACGTAGCGCCGTCTTCAATGTCGATTGTCTCGCCAGCAGCATTAGCCCCCTCAACCAGATACCAGTTCTTCAGACGGGTATCCTGATTATTGATCATAATTCGGATACCAGCCACCACCCCCGCACTCACACTGTTACTGTCGGAGCCGCTGGCCTTAATGGAAGAAATGAAACGGAAGTAGCTTGAGCCTGTTGCCGTCCCAGAACTTGGTCCGGTAATGCTCTCAGTCTGAACATTGCCGTAAACATCCAAGCCCACCACGCTGTAGGTGATGGCGGTAGAGTTACCATCCGAGGTGATGTTGACGGTACGACATAGTTCTCCCAAGTTCACATAACCGGCATTATCGCCCACCGTCAACGAGGTCGTCGCCGAATCGCTATAGATGAGATCGATAACCGAGTAGAGATTAGATGAGTAAACGCTTGCCGCGTTAGGCCCAGTCACCTCTTCCGTTACCGGAATGCCGCTCCCGTCCTTTCCTTTGACAGTCAACGTCACCGAAGAATTGTCACTCGCAGAAGCGAATGACACACGGCGCGGCGCGGCCCTTCCATAGTTGACCCTACGGATACCGTTCTTCTCTTCTGAATCGGCTCCATCAATCGCCAACTGACCATTGACGCTCTGGGACGTACAAACACCATCACCATCCCCAGCAGTCGCCATGCCGCCGTCGAGGAGCATGTAGTACTCGTCATCGGTTAAAGCAGCAGCATCCCCGCAGGCGTCAACGTCCGCCGCAGGGTTGCTCGTGCTTTCAGCGGTACCAGAATAGGTGTAGGTAAAAGACCTTAGATCGGTCATGGTACCCTCCTATGTCAGGTTGATGTTCTGGATATACCAGACAGTCAAAACACCAACGCCGCTTCCGGTTGCCACAGAGTCGACTGAAATCCTTACATCGGTCGTCCCGACATCGCGCCAGTTGGCTCCTGTGCCGGTGGTCGCCGCCGTCATGTTCACCAGACCAGCCGCCGACGTTACCATGCCGTTGACATACAGGTCGGTAGTGGTGCCGTCTCCGACATCGAGGGTGTTAGTGCCGCCGTCCCACACCGTTGTGACAAGACATTTGATGTCTATGATCTGACTGTTGGCGGGAATGATCATGTCGGTGCTGGCTGAAGTGGCAGCTTCGGTAATGGCCTCAGACTGCGCCATTACAACAAAACCAATATTCTTCATGTCAGTGCCTACCGTAGTGCCGGTAGTGTTGTTGATCGTGCCAGCCTTGACTGGCCCAGAAAAAGTTGTCGTACCCATAACCAAGTTCTCCTATGAGAGAAAGGCCCCAGTGTCTTCATAGCGTCTGCTGGGTCAGTCCCAAGGGCCATTGATCCCAGAAAAGGTGGGGGCCTGCGATCCCCCTTACTATAACAGCGCGCCCGTAAGCTCCACTCTATAGCTTGCTTATACTAGCGCTGGGTCGCTATCCCAACATAACCACCATACAAGCCAAAAAAGAAAGCGGGGGCACGAAGCCCCCGCTCGCCTTTAGGATGCTCCCTCGCAACCGAACATTCCGAGGGGATCTGAGACACCGAACACATAGCGTTCGCGTGCCTTGTAACGCACGTTACCCGTATCGAAGTCGCCGTCCATCGATGTCTGGAGCGGAACACGAGTAAAGTGTTTCATGCCATTGGGCACATCGGTGACGATGTACCACGAGTCGGTATCCGTGAGATAGTGGTTCACAGCATACCCCTCGGGGATCGTACCGTTGTGGTTGATGGCGTTGATGTCATTGTCCGCCGTTCCCGTGCGGCCTTCCGAATCGAGGATCCGGGTAGCCACGAACATGTTGTTTGGCGGAACAATAAGCTTCCGAGGTTTGGCAGCAATCAACAAACCCTTCTCATCCACGAACGCGGCGATAGAAATAACAGCCGCTTCAAGACTGGTCTCATTGAGATCGGTCTGGGTGGTGGGAGTGTTGGCATTGGTGCCACCGGCAACGGTTGGGTGAGCCGTATTAAACAGCGAAACGCCGTCACCCGAATCGAAGTTGTCGGTAGTCGGAAGACCTTGGTTGAGCGGAACAGCGGCCTTCACCTGCTTGGTGTAAGCCATCGCTCTCGCAAGTGCTTTTGTATAACGCGCAGACAGCGAGTCATACAGGTTGTCTTCCATCGCTTCCTCGGTAATCGCAAAGCCCATTGCGATGGTCTCGTTGTTATAGCGAACAGAGAAGCTCTCACTTGCCGTGTCGTAATTGATCGCTTCACCTTCCGCTTTAACAGGAGCCTGTCCGAAGCCCGTCAGCTTAACCTCCTCTTCAAACGAACGGTCAGAAGTCTCTGTCTCGTAAATCTGCTCGCTCTCGTTCTCGTAGGTTTCGTAAGTCAAGCCGAACAAAGCATTGAGACCGGGCAGTAGCTCCTTCAGCATTTGTGCTCTTGAAATAGCCATGCCAGCCTCCTATGCCAAGGTGCTCGTCTGGTACTGATGCACACCGAAGTTCCATGTAACGAGAACGTCTGGATATGTATCAGTCCAGTTGTTATTGGGAGCTTCAAACAGCCCAACAACACGAACAGCTAGAGTTGCGGTCGTTGCAGCATCCGCATCAACGGTAAGTTTGCTCTGCTTACTGAGGTCAAGCGTATTAACATCAGTAACATTCGTAAGAGCAGAGTTCTTCCCTTGATCCGTGGCGACCATAGCGCCATCTGCTTGGACCTTAAAAACCGCCCTCGGGTTATCCCACACATACACCTGTACGGCAGAATGACCTGAAGAGGTCATCGAACTCGCAACAAGATTGTTGGAGAACGTCAATTGCCCCGTGCTTCCGTCGATATAACGGAAGCCAGAAGCGACGCCTATGGGAGTGGTCGTAGCGCCATAGGTGGTAGTCGGGGTGGCCGTGATCGGAACGGTAACACCATCCGAGAAACATACGGGTTGCCCCGCAAAAATCGCGTTGGTGTTATTCGATCCGAGCGGATATTGAGTGGCACCACCCGTATTGTAACTATCACCAAGAACGCCAACTTGGATCATCCCATAAGGAGCTTGTACTGAACCAGCCATGATTCAATGTCCTCATGTTATGGAGGGCAACTACCCTCCTTTGCCAAAGTCTACCCGCGTCTTCCGCTCTGATTTAAGAAGCGGCATACGAGGATCGTTCGCCCGCATGTAATTCGACTCGACGGCATCCATCTGTTGTTCCGCCTTGTCCCGATAATGTTCAGCCCTTTTCTGGTGCTTCTCGTGCGGCATCTTGCACAAAAGAAGACCGCCAACCTCGATGTTTCCATCGGATCCAAAACGCGAACCTACATCAGACTGGATGCAAAGTTCAGGATGGTCTTCTGCCCGGCAGGGCACCCAACCGCCTCTGAACATCTTGGACACATTGGTGTTGTCAGCGTGGCCCATTATCGAAGTGCGCACCCACCTGAAAACCCATCCCTCCTGCGGGTCGGGGTCGGGTAGTAGTGATGGGGGTACCCACTGTGTCTCGGTGCGTGATTCCTTTTCACGGGTTTCGTGGTGTCTCGGTGTACGAGCGTCATCTTCCATGCGCCATCTCCTTCGCGACTTGCTTCGCATATTGTTCGGGCGTAATCCCCAGTTTCTTGGCGAGATCAATCTGGGTGCCGGTGAGTGTTACTTTGCGTGGCGGCTTGCTTCCTCTTGTCGCAGGAGCAACCACGGATTTGCGAGGAGTCCCCTCACGCGCAGGCTCTTCCTCGAAGCGTTCAGGAAAGACCTCCCTTACGCGCTTGTCGACCCTGAGGTAGTAATCTTCTGAACGGGGATCAATCCGCTCGTCAACCACCAGCTTGTCGTGCAGGCCGTAGGCGAAAGAAGTCATTTCCTTGTCTTGCCCGAACCAAGGGTTGTCGCGTAACCATTGGATGGCACGGGGGTCAGGAGGCGCTACATAGTCTTGTTGCGGAGCGGGGCTGTCTTGCCCGTTACCGGGTGGCGCTTCCTGTGCAGGCGGACGCATGTCTTCGACGCTCCGCTTGGTGTAATAGGCTTCATTAACCATCTTCTGAGCCTCGACGATGCGGTCACTATCACCGGCGTCGTAGGCTTCACGAAATTCCTTCTCGGCAACCGATAGCTCTGTATCAGTCTTGGCCTCGGTGGCCTTGTAGAGAGCCTCGTTGCCTCGCTTCAAAAGGTTCTTGAGATCATTGTTCTCTGACACCATGCGTTGAGCGTGAGCGAGAGCCTCTGTATTCTGGCGCTCTGCCGTCTCCTTTGCACGGCGCTGCTCGTGGAACTCATACTTCAAACGCTTGATGCGCTTCTGAACGCGATCAGAATATTGCCCTATCTCGTCTTCAGAGATATCGAAGTCGGCTGCCGCTTCCCTGTCGCGCGCAGACACCCTGTCGTCGGCAGGGGTGTCGTCCACGACCTCAACCTCAATGCCGTCTTCTTCCTCAAATTCAACTTCCTGTTGTTCAGCCATCATGCCCTCGCATATCCTCTGGGATCATCAACCACACCCTCGACACTGTCGTCGTTTATAAAACGAAACTCCTTGCCGTGGATCTTGAGACGGGTACCTTGGAAAGCCCTGAAGAGAACAAAGTCCCCTTCCTTGCACCACGGTCCCGATGGGAACCTCTTGGTGTCACTGTAAGCATCAGGCCCCATTTTTAGAACGAAACCCACAACACTCGACACCGCTTCCGTTTCCATCGCATTGTCCGTCTTGAAGATACCTCCCTCAGTCTTCTCGTCGACCTCTGGAAGGGCGATCAGCAATCTGTAACCAGAAGGCTGCGGCAATTGCTTGGCCGCTTTTTCCTCTTGGAAATCAACCACTTTTGCCATCACTTACCTCATCATGCGTTGCTTCATAAAGGGGCAACGGTTCCCTTGCGCTATTCCTCGTCTTCGTCTTCATCCTTTACGAGATCGAGGAGTTCACGTTCTGCGAGGGCTATGCCATCGATGCGCCCTACCATGCGCTGGTATTCGGCGTAATCCTTTGCGCCTCCCGTTGCGAGGTGATCGGCACCTTCGTTCATAAACTCACGAAGACGCTTCTGCAACAAAGCTGCGAGATCAGGTTGGTCCATCAAGACGCTGTGCGTTTGATGTTTGCCCAGTATTCTTTAGCTTGGGCTGGGTACATCCTGTCGCCATCCAAGGTGACCAGCGGAATGACCGCAGCTTTCTTGGCTTTCTTGGCAGCCCTCTTTTGAGGTTTGTTGGCCTTAGCCGACACACCCCCTATAGAAATACTCTGCTTGATAGACTTCCTTGCCATTACTCACCCTTTCCTTTGGTGTCTATGAGAGCCTTGGCGATCTCGACACCGAGACGCGCCCCTTCCATCTTTTCCTTTTCGGCAAGCTCGACGCCCTTGATTTCTCCCTCAAGAACATCTCCAGCGATCTTCGCGCCGATCTGAGCACCAACAACCCTCTCGGTGGATTCGATGCGTTCGCGCTCGCGGGCATCAGTCATGGCTGCCTTCTCAAGCTCGACATCTGCCTTGAGCTTGTCTGCCTTGGCTTTCCTCTGAACGTCCATCTCGCGGATCTCAAGCTCGCGCTGCTGCTGCTGCACGATGGGATCCTCTGCCATACGCTGTGCTTCTGCCTGACGCGCCTCAGCGATGTCCTTCTGCAAGAGCTTCTCTGACGCTTGCGCAAGCAATCCTGCGAGTTGCTTCTCAACGTCGCGCGGGAGAGGTTCTCCCTCTGGCGGGAGGGGAGCGCCGAACTGTTCTTCGATCTCGTCCCTGTAGAGGAACGCCAAGTGCTGACGGATGTGCGACTCGGCTGCCGCCTGTATGGAAGGAGCCATAGGAGACTGCCTCACAAGCGAGAGGATCTTGGGATCCTGAAGGGCCGTCATGTGGACGGTGATGTGAGCCTTCTGATCCTGATACGAGAAAGCCTTGACGGGCTTTCCATTGATGATGTTCTCGTTCTCGGTAACGGGGTCGATGGCCTTGATGTCGTCCTTGTCTGGAACGATCTTGTCGACATCCTTGAGGCCCATCGTTTCGAGCATCTGGCGGTGCAATTCAGGGAGGTCGTACATCTGAGGAGCCTGCGCAGCCAACTGTAGGGCGGCCTGATACTGCATCACCCTCTGCGCCATCGTGGTGGCGTTTGGATCGGACACCGGAATGATGTCTATGCGGTCGTCGAAGTCCTCAGCCCTGATACCGCCCACTTCGTAGTCGTAAGCCTCAGGAAGATATTCCTTTATCAATGCCGCGAGGATGGAGAACTCCTTGCGCATGGATGCGTGAAGTCTCGCCTGCACAGCAGACATCACCTTCATGCCGCGTTCTATAATCGCGAGGGTCGTTCCGACAGGGGCTTCATTGTTCATGTCGCTGACCTTCATGTCGGCCAGCGAAGCGAAGCGCCTCCCTTCCTCCACAATGTTCCCCAGCAACTGGTAGAGAACAGAGCTAGGCTCCTTGTAGGGAAGGAAGGTTATGTTGTCCCTTATCGCGCCACCGGGAACATCCACATCCCTGAACTCTCCCGGCATGATGGGGGTTTCGTCTCCCTTGATCCTAAGCCCCCTAGACTTGAGACCGGCGGGAAGATTGGAGAGCGTCCCGGCATCCACAAGCTGACGTAGTATTGAGGTCGCAGATTTAGTCAGGCCGCCGATGCAGTGGATCAACCCGTATCCGTAAAAACCCAATGATGGCAAGTACTTATAGTGAACGAAGTGAAGCATCTTCTTTTTGAGTGGGTCGTCTTCCAGCCAATTCCTGTAGACCGACAGAACCTTCCCAGAGGACTTGTCTATAGTCACCACATAGGGCAACGCGATGCCCGTAGGCTCGCCATCCTTAGTGTCCTCGAAATCAGCGAGGTCCAAGTCGGCGTGACATTCGAGAAGAGTGAACCTGTCGTCATACTCGAAGGCGGGTCTCTCTCCCTGCAAGCTATTGTATTGCTCCTGTATCTTGGTGTAGTCGGGGGCGGGTTCCCCGAGATCGATGTCTCGATAGAAGCCAGCTACCTGAAGTTTACGCACCTCATTCTTGGTCTTCTTCATGACATGGGTGTAGCGCGCGCAACTCATCAAATCGGCAGCCCCATAAGACACCACGAGATCCTCTGCCGGAACAAAGGCTGCGGTGGGCCTTCCCATGTCTATGTCGTAATAGATCTTCTTGAAGGCGCTACCCGCCAACGGCAACGCGAACAACATGTTCTCGTGCTCGCTGCGGTAGTCAGGCATCCCTTCGGTAAGCTGGTAGTTCATTTCCTCCTGAACGCGGAGGGCCTGCTTTTCCTTGTCGTCGTTTAGTTCTCCGAGGATCTGCGTCTTCACCGGACCCTTCGCGGGGAACGTCTCCATGATGGACTGAGCCTGAAAACGTATCACGGCCTCAGACAGGACGGGATGGAAAACGCCGCACGCACCCGGCCAAGGGATGGTCCTCTCTTCGATCTTGAGACCGAGGAGGTCAAGACCCTTGATGTAGGTTTCCTCCCAGTCGCTACGCGAATTTCTGTCTGCCTCGAAAGCCCCCATCAACTCAGAACGAACATGCGATAGTTCGTCCTCTTCGATGTGCTCCGCGAGATTGGCGTCGTGGGAAACTGCCTCGCTTGCCTCGCTCTCTGGATCGAAGTCGATGACCATGCCGCCGTCTGGCGTTTCGATGGATATGGCCTCTGGATTGACGACGGCTATCTCGATAGCTTCTTCGGTGTCCCCGCCAATTCCCTCAAGTGCCCTGTCAATCGCCATGTCGATCCTTTAATAAAATTCTGCGTATCTTGGGGGCATCCACTCGTCATCCTCGTCTGATGGGTTGCGGATGAAACCACCCTGCCTGAAGCGCAACAACGCCTGCGTCGAGCTATCTACGAGGTCGTCGTGATCCCCAGAGGGGAATGACGCGAACTCTTCGATGACCTCTTCTGCCCACCGCGTGTTGGGTGCCCACACCATTCCAGAAGCGAACATGTCTGCGACGGCGTTGACGCGGGCTATCTTGTCGTTTCCCTTTGATGGAGTGAACTCTGAGACGGGTATACCCATCTGCCTCAACTCGAACACCAAGGGCATTCCAGAAGCCTTTCCCTCGACGATGAAGGCATCTGGATCTGTGTCCTTCCACATCTCGAAGGCGCGCTTCTTGAGTTCTGGAAACTCAAGCCTCTCCTTGTACGAATCGACAAGGATGATGTCCATCCTGTCTTCGTCCTCGTTGAGGAAGACGCCCCATGTAGTACACGCTGAATAGTCTGAGCGCTCAGTCTTGAGGAATGCCGTGTCCCAAGACTGTATGACGAACTCGCAGTGTGGAGGCTTCTTTTCCTTCCACTCCTTCCACCACTCCCTTTTGACGAGAGCGCCCTCCTCAGAGGTTGGATCCTGCTGATATTGCGCGGACCACTTTGAGAGGGGCAACTCAGAGCGAAGGGCTTCAAGTTCTGTAATGCCCCAATACTCCGGCCACAAGGGATTTCCAGAGGGCATGATGGCGGGAAGCTCTATAACCTCCCACTCGTCAGAACCCATCCTCTTGACAGAGTTGTCGATAATCTTTCCGGTGAGGTCTCTCTTAGACCACCTCGTCATCACGACGATGATGGCACCTCCCGGCTGAAGTCTTTGGCGAGGCCCAGAGGTGTACCATTCATACACCCTATCGAAGACCTCTGGGTTGTATTGTCCCTGCGCTGCATCCTGCTCAGAGTGGGGGTCGTCGATGATAAGAATATCAGCACCCTTACCCGTGACCGCGCCGCCAACGCCGATAGCGAAGTACTCACCACCCTTGTTGGTGTTCCATCTTCCGGCAGCCTTGCTGTCCGATTGCAAACGCGAATCGGGGAAGATGTCCTTGAACTCCTTGTCGTTGAAGAGGTTACGGACCTTCCTTCCGAAGCCCACCGCAAGCTCTGCGGTGTGAGCCGTCTGGATGACCTTTTTATGTGGATACTTCCCCAAGAACCATGCCGGTAGGAGATAAGAAGCGAACTCAGACTTGGTGTGCCTCGGAGGCATATTAACAATGAGGCGCTTTAACTTTCCCTCAGCCACCCTCTCGAAGGCATCAGCCATCGTGGCGTGGTGTTTTCCCTCTATGAAAGGGGGCCACACCGTCTTGACGAAAGTGAGAAAACTCTCGTGGCTCTTCTCTCTTGCCTGAGCACTCTCGTATTGATCGACAAGATCGAGAAGCTCGCGCTGCTCATTGAGGGGGAGCGCCGCGATCTGATCGTGCAGGGCGACGGCGGGTTGCATTCTAGATAATTATCCCCACCGCGAGGCCGACGATGAAACCGCCGATGATGCATTTGTAGTGATCTGTGAGGTACTCGAATATTACAGCCATGTCCAAACCTTCAAGCTAATTGCCACAATTGCCAAAACGGCGATCATCACATCAAACCAAGAAATCGGCGTCATGGCTTCGGGTCCAAACCTCGTAACGGCAGCTATCCGAATGAGGTCTTTCCCACATCGCCACGGCGAGTGCCCTATCTGGGGAGCCGCCCTTCTGTAAATAATCTTCGCGCCAGTCCATGTTTGCCCAACGACTTGGGCGGTGACGCATTAATTGATCTCTTCCCTTCTTGCAGGCCCACAGTCTTTCTGGACAAACCAGAGCCATCTTCTGAACACCGATGTCGAAAGCGTGATCGATGAATGGACGGATGTACCTGAAGGGTGGGTTGGTGATAATCGTGGGCGCGAGAGTGTCGGTGTAGTCGAAGAAGTCCTGAAGCCTTGCGATGTCGGTAGCGACAACCTTGCACCCTCTCTTGGTTAGGGCGTCACTCAATATACCATCCCCCGAGCAAGGTTCCCACACCATCATAGTGGGGAGCGCCCATCGATGAACAAGTTCAGTCACCAGACTCACCGGGGTGGGGTAGTTGTCGTTTAGCTTTCTCAGTTGACCAACACTGTCGTTGCTCCGAAAAAGAGGCGGCTCCCGTGGGGTTGAGGTTCTGGGCACCTTTCACCTTACGGAAGCCGCCTAGTCAGGGAGGAGTATCACAAACCGTAGCTACATCTAGCCGCAACTAACGGGAAGTGTACAATATCTACCCCTCTTGACAGGTGTCTGTCAACTGTTTGTGAAGCTCTTTTCCTAATTGAGCATATCCACAGATGTCATCCCAATGATCGGGAGTGAAGGTTCCGCACTGGATGCGCGCGATCTTATGAAGAATATTAATAATGGCGACCTCATGTGGGAGGACGTGGCAATCCTTAAACTCTCCACTCACTTCAATAACGTGGTGTTGTTCATGCTTCATCATCAAAATATTAGTGATGAGATTGCCTGCAAGCTCTAGGGTCTCTCTGGGATCACCGTGTGTCGTCTGGCGTTTATGTAATAGATCTTCAGTCCTTTTGGCTGCTTCTTCGTTGTAGGTCATGGGACACTCCTTGAGGGCGAGGACGCCCTTTAAAAAATGGTGATTGTATTGAACGATCTTCCACCCTTGCGCCTCATAGTGCGCGCGGTGGGCTGATGGTATGTATTTGGCGAGCAATCTAATGAATGGAGGTTATCTTGATGTCCACTCCCCCAACGTCGCCATTGTCTGGGTGTAGGTCTGATTCGTCAGTGGGAAGATACACCAACACCTGACATGCGCAATTTGGGCAGTGTAGGTTGGTGACCATGAAGTAAACGATGCCGTCTTCTTCCTCGCAATCGTGATCTCCACCCCATATCAACTGTGTCTTACAATGCCAGCAATTCACGATCTCCCTCCCCTGCAACGGCTCCACATCCTGCGCCACAACCAACCATCCGCCATTGCAACCTTACGCGCAACCCACCTCATCAAAGATGAGTGCCACAACCAATGGCGATACACCCTCAATGGGCCATTCCAATGTTGGGAAGGATGAGATCCTGCTCCATGCCCGTACTGATAGCACACACTTCCCTAGATGGGAAAGTGACGAACAATCCCCAATTACCAGTGTTGTGGTTGCGATGGAGGGTGAGAACACTCTGGAACTCGTTCATGCCCCACCACAATGGGTCCATACCGTAGGCGGGCTTTAAATTCTTGAGGAACTGTGGGGAGTAGTCGCAGTCGATTGTGATGTACTCTGTGCCGCTCTTCGGTACCTTAGGTACCATAGGTACCCTCTTAGGTACAAGCTTTAAGTTAGTATCTAAATTAGTACAGTACCCATATAGGGGTACCAACAAGGTACCTAGAAACAGTAGTGCTGTAATTGTTCTCAACATGTGAACTCCTCGGTACATGGTACCATTTTATTTTTAGGGGGTGCCCCCTTTGTGAAACTATCCAGAAGATAGCAAAATGGGGGGTGGGGGTCAAGTAACAGAGAAGATGTAAGAAGATAAGTATGGGGGGCGCACAGAAGG